ATGCCGAAATGCTGTATAAATATAAGACGGCAAACGGAATGCAGTAATGCAATAGATATATGATAATTATGTTAAAGGACTCAGGAGCCGTGGACTTCTGAGTCTTTTGTTATCATTACAAAAATATCAATAATGTATGGATTGGATAAGATATGAAAATATGATAGAATTAATACAAATAAAGTACTATACAAGAGAGGACAAATAAGAAGATAATGAAGACAGAGCATCATACATTAACAAAGACTTGGGTTGTAGCAGCGCTGGCAAGTTTATGCTGTATTCTATGGGGAAGTGCTATTCCGATGATCAAGACAGGATATCGACTGTTACAAGTAGATACGACAAACACAGCCAGTCAGATCGTATTTGCAGGAATAAGATTTGCGTTAGCAGGACTTTTCGTCTTGATTTTTGCTTCTATACAGGAAAAGAAAGTGACACTGCCTGATGGAAAGATTCTAAAATATGCAGTTCCTGTCTGCCTTGCAGAAACTGTAAATATGGTAAGTTACTAAGATTTCACGTATTTATGCGGGTTTGTAGAAGTGGTTAAGAGTGGTAAAAAGTACTTAGAAGCGGTTTACTCATACATTACTTATACATCGCATCTTTATTCAAACATACTATTTTATTTTTAATATTTCGTTCATTAACCATTCTGGTTTCCTCCTAGTATATACATCTTCTGTCATATCTTCGATTGCATGACCTATTATGTATTTAATTGCATATTCATTCAAATCAGCATTTTTCATCATAGTTGTGAAATGTACACGTCCGTCGTGACATCTATGTTCTGGATTTAGTTTTAATTGTTTTTTAATATTATTAAATCTATATCTATATTTGTCATATGTTAGTTTTAAACCACTATTACACTTACAACACTCTACAACATTTATTAAATATTCGCTATTAAGTGATTTAGCCTCATCATACCTTTTTTGGATAAGAGGTCTTATTATAGGATGAATTGGAACGATCCTATCTTCTCCAGCATCTGTTTTCATTCCCCCTTTAATGAACCAATTTTTTAAATCTACATTTTCCATTCGTATTAAGCCTAATTCTTGTGGTCGCCATCCGCTATAGCATTGAATTAATAACACATCAACATATTTTATTTTATATAAATTATCCCATAATTTTTTGATTTCTGCAGGTGTAAAATCAATATGATCTTTTTTATTTTTCTTAACTTCTTTTCTCACTTCTTTAGATAAATTAAATTGTCTGGCATAATTAGTGTCAGTTAAATCATATTCTAAAGCATAATCGAATAATAAATTAAAAATACTTTTTATTTGTCGTTTAATATTAGGCGAGGCCATATTTTTTTTATCATTTTTCATTACATAGGCATCTTCGATACAACCTTTTATATGTCGAACATGTACATCTTTAACTTTCATATTATAAATCATACTGACGTACTTCCATGGACTTTCGATATTACGAATAGCAGAATCGCTTTTTAAATGTTTAAAATATTCTACAGACCATCTATCGTATAACTCCTTAACAGTGATATCTTTATCTATATCATACGGGTTCTTATGATATTCCACCAAAGCTGCATATGCATCGTTATAAGTTTCAAAATAGGCGTTAGGTTTTAACAGTTTTGATAAGAACTTACCGTCATTAGTCTTACCTGCTGGAACCATAGCTCTATATGGTTTTCTAAGATTAGGGTTATTAAGTTTTGTAATCTGACCAAAACCATTAGGTAAACGTTTTCGTCTATTACTTTTCCGTCTAATATTCGACATTTTTTTATTATTTAAGACGTACCCACAGTGCGGACACATAACCGCAGAATCACTTACTTGTAAATTACATTCCGGACATTTAATTAACATATATTAACCTCCTTGTATATTTCCATAACTTACCATTGAAATTTACAGCTCGATTGTATATCTTGATATAGGAGTGTGTCAAATCATACATCGGGAAAAAGGAGGTTTATGGTACGAGAAAGCGAGCATTTATGCCCTTTGTGCGGAGGCGAATTAAAATATTTGGGACACGTCCGGCGAATCATGAAAACTGGTAGTGGACACTCAAAATGGATAGAAGTTAGACGTTTAAGATGTACAGAATGTGGAACTATTCATAGAGAACTACCAAATTCTTTATTACCATACAAACACTATTCGACTGATATTATAAATCGAGTAGTGTCTGGCAAGATTACACCAGATGTATTAGAGTATGAGGATTATCCATGTGAACTAACTATGAAACATTGGACCGAAGAATTTACAAAAGATAATTGACCGACTTCTTTTTTACTATCCGTAATAAGACGCCTAGAATAGTCCTTGAAAGGAGGTAGAAGTAGATGAATGTAATTAAGTTTCCTCAAGGATCTGTACCTGTATCTGTTGCAGCTAAAGTTTTTGGTAAAGATCCTTCCTGGGTAAGAGCAGGCATTATATCAGGATGGTTACCCATTGGGAAGGCTACTAGAAACGGGCAATTGATTACATCAATAGACGATATGGATTCTAAACAGGGAAGAATTAATTTTTATATTTCTCCGAAACGACTATGGGAAGAAACAGGTTACTTATGGGATGGGACGAGGTGAGTTAAATGGGAACAAAGATACGTCCGGAATTATCGAAGAAAAATAAGTATTGGATTCCGAGACATAGATATTATGAATTGAAACACTTCTGCTTACAATATCCAGAGTGGAAAGAACAGTATACTAATTTAAGTAGTGTGACAACACCGAAACTAACGGATAGAGTTTTTAGAAATATAGGACATCATAGTGATCCGACAGAAAGATGTGCTGAACGAAAGATATTTTATCAATGTCGTATTGCAATGTTAGAACAGGTAGCAGTCTTGACCGATAAAGATTTGGCTAAATATATTTTACTGGCTGTTACGTACGGACACTCTTATACATATTTGAAAACTAAGTTAGATATTCCGTGTAGCAAAGACACTTACTATGATAGGTATAGAAAATTCTTTTGGATATTAAGCGACTTAAGAGATTAGTCAGGGCTCCTTCGGGAGCTCTTTTTATATTCGCGATAATTACAAACTCTATTATGAGAAGAAACAAGTAGCTTAACTAGGTCAAAGCGTCAGAGTAAAATCTGAAGAAAGCCGACTCAAACTCGGTGTTGGTTCTTCTTAGAGAAAACAACTATTAGATGACTAATGGCTATGGGCAGTGTAAAGCCTATCCAGGTGGGAAGCAGGAAGTAGGGCTGATAGTCTAATAGCGAGATACACTTTCTCTTTTCTTTTTCGCGAAAAAAACATGGTTATTTACGAGGAAATAACAATTATGATTTAGTAAAGGAGATATTATTATGATGAATATTAGCGGAGAAACATTATCAAGTATTTTATTATCAGTAGGAGTGTTAATTATGTTTGGATGTGGAGTGATTATTATTAATCATCCCGACATGTCAAGCGATGCATTTGCGGTAATATGTATGATATGTACATTTGCTGGAGGATTAGTATTATTTAGCGGATCAATTGTAGATGACGATGAAGAGGAGCTCTAACAAGGGCTTTTCTTTTTTCGTGATAATTACAAACTCTATTATGAAAGGAGTGATATTTTATGTTTAAATCAAAGAAGGCGAAAAAATTAGAACAGAAACTTGATTTTATAGATAGCTATCTTAACACTTGTATAAGGTACAAGAAAAAAGAATTAGAAACATATGAGAAAGACTTAGGTAAAGATAGCATTTTATACAAAGTAGCTAGAAGCGAATTATTTGAGTTAAAATTTATGAAAGACGCTTTTGAGAATTTTGAGAATTGGGATTAATATCCCTTTTCTTTTTCGCGATAATTACAAACTCTATTATGAGAGAATAGTTAGCTCAGTTGGGGAGAGCGCTACGCAAGTAGAGGTCGACAGTTCGAATCTGTCACTATTTTCTTTTTGTTTTATTAACTATATTTCAAGGAGGTATCTTATGAAGAAACGAAGATTAAAACGATACGTAAAATCTCACAAGTCATTATTTTTAACATTAGCGGCATCGACAGGTGTGGTTTTGACAGGTATATTTGCAGGAACAGGGGCAATTAAAGCTAACAAAATAATCAAATCGGAAGAAAAGAAAGCTGAAATAGGAAACGTAGAATTAACAAAGACTGATATTTTTCTTTTGACTTGGAAGTGTTATATTCCAGCAGTAGCATCTGGCGTAGGTAGTATCGCGTGCATATTTGGTTTAAATATATTAAATAAGAAACAGCAGGAACAATTGATCAGTGCGTATGCTTTGTTAAATAATACTTATCACGAATATCGTAAGCAGGTTATTGAGAGATATGGGACTGAAGTAGATGAAGAAATTAGAGAGAATTTGGGATATGCTGCGATTGGTGAATGTTCTAATATATGTAGAATCGATTGTGATTATCCGGATGAAAAAGCCATTTTTTACGATCCGATCTCTGGGAACTCCGTGGTGAAATATGAACGAGAAGTAATGGCTGCGGAATATCATTTAAACCGTAATTTTATAATTGCTGGTGGGGTAACTCTTAATATGCTGTATGATTTTTTAGGATTACCACAGACTAAGGAAGGAGAAGAATTGGGTTGGAGTTTATGCGATGGTTATTGTTGGATAGACTTCGAACATACGCTATTATCTAAAGATGATGGTGGTATGCCTGTATATTCTATCGATGCAGTATTTTCTCCACACGACGAGTATGATGATTATTGATTATCAGGTTAAGTTATAGTATAATTTATTTATATTTTAAGTCACAAGGAGGAATCAGTATGAAAGAACAAGAAAAGAAAAAACACGGCTGTTTAAAAGTTGTATTAGGTGTTATCATAGTCTTTGCTGCGCTAATAATAGGAATTAGTTTACGAAACAAAATGGCTGAGAAGAAACAAGAAGATGCTGAAAATTCAAAAATATTAAACTGGCCTGATAGCGACGTTGGAAAAATGATTCCAAAACCAAATACTAAGAATGGTGAAATAATTTGGGAACATGAAGACTCGTTTGATTTATATGCCAGAAAAATGTCAAGAACTGATTATAATAACTATGTAGAAAAATGTAAAAAACGTGGTTTTACAAAAAAATATTCTAAAACGGATGATACATATTATGCAGATAATGATAAAGGTTACAATCTATCGTTAATATACGATGAAAATGAAAAATATACATCAATTTGTTTAAAACCAAAAGAAGAAACAACAGAAGCAACCACCACGACTACTGCAGAAAAAGTAACTACAACCGCTAAAAAGAAATCTACACAGACAAGCGGTATAAGACCAAGAATCAAGAAAGCTATTGATAGCTATGAAACAGTTATGGATTCTTATTGTAAATTCATGAAAAAATATAACGAATCCAGCGACACATCTTCTATGATGAAAGATTATTCAGATTACATGGAAAAATATAGTGATGCTGCAGAAAAATTCGAGAAGATTAAAGATGATAATCTGAACGATGATGAATTAGCATATTATACAAAAGTTCAGGTTAGAGTTACGAAGAAACTAGCAGATGTCCAGTAAATACGTATTACGAAGATCTCTTATACAGGAGGTCTTCTTTTTTATGTAAAAATCCGGACACAGGTTACAACAAAACATGATATTTTACTAATGCGTAAAAAAGAAAGGAGAACTGATGTTTTATATTTTTTATATTTTTGGGTTTTTATTAGGAATTCTTATAGGAGTAATGGTTTCTAAACGAAATACAAAAACAGATGGAGTTTTAAGATTGTTTGGATATGATGATCCAGAAGGACCTTATATGCGACTTGAATTGAGTAATGCGGAACTAGATCGAGTTAATATTAAGAACACAGTACACCTAGAAGTGATCAGAGATAATCCGAATTCGCAAAAATAACTGACTCTATTATGGAACATATTAATTATTTTTAAGGAGGACTTATAAAATGAGTATTAAAATGCAGTTAACAGAGGAATTTAATGACGAAATTTCAGAAGTTAGTAAGATGGAGATTGGTTCTAAAGAACACAGCGCAGCTGTAGACAGTTTAACCAAACTCGCAGATAGAATTATTGAAATCGATAAGATTGACAATGAGCAAGAGTTTAAAGAGATAACGCAGAGAATTGAAGGTTATCATAAAGACGAACAGCTTAAAGTCAGTAAAATCGATACAGTATTAAAACATGCGGGCAATTTTGGTAAAGCAGTGCTTATGGTTGGAGCAGGTCTTTGGGTGTATTCATCTTCTATGAAGTACGAAGAAAAAGGAATTATTCCTACAACTGACGGAGGTAGAAGCTCGATTAAGCAATTCTTAAATTTCATTAAATTGTAAGAAGAATAGAACGCTGAGGAAACTTGGCGTTTTATTTTTTGTCTTTTCGCGTAGAAAACATATCTTATTATGAAAGGAGTGATATTTTATGGAGGAAATATTATGCAGGGTATATTTTAACTACGAACATATACCAAGATTTATGACAAACAGAATGAGTGATTGGTTTATTAAAAACAGACATTCGGTTGTGAAGGTATATCATAATCATATTGAAGAGGTTAATAAAAAATGGGAATTGACAGGCGAGCCATATTCGTTTGGAGATTACTTAGAAGACATTAATCCTGAATATGTTAAAGAAATACAAAAAACGATACAACCGTTTATCAATGATATTAATAAAAAATTCATATTTTTCAAGTTTAAAATAGATCAATATGGTGATATTGTAGGTTATATACCATTTATCAAAAATTCTAAATTATGGATTACACTTGAAGAGCTCTAAACAAGGGCTCTTTCTTTTTCGCGTAGAAAACATACTCCTTTATGAGATATATTAACAATTTATAACAAAGGAGCAATATTATGATTAAGAAATTGAAAGAGAAATTATTTGACAGATTTACAGTGAAATGTAGACATATTGTTATGAACAAAGAAGATGTTATGAATACATTAGAGTTTATAAATTCAATCGGATTATACGATGTAGGGATCGGTAATTGCGGTTGGGATGATGAACGAAAATGGTTTATACATTTTGATGCAAGTGACATGAAATGGATGGCAGTTCGCGATGGATTAAATGTCAATAGAATCTGGAATTGGAATGATATTCCCGAAAAAGCAATTGGAAAAATATATTCAACAGATTAGAGCTTCGGCTCTTTTCTTTTTCGCGAAAATAACATGTCTTATTATGAGACAATACAAATTAATTTATGTACTATTAGGAGGTATTTATTATGCAGAACGTAATCAACGAGTATATTGAACAGGTTAACAAATTTAAAGAGACTTTATCACAGAATATTGATATGAACGACTTAAGACATTTAAGTGGTGAAGAATTCGATATGTGTGTACAGGCTTTGGACTTATTTGATGCAACCATTAATATTATACATTGTGAAATGTTAACGTTAGAAATAATAAAGACGCGAACAGAACGAATAGCTAAACAGAACGAATTAATTTTAGCCAAACTCAACAAAGAAACAGATTAGAGCTTCGGCTCTTTTCTTTTCTTTTTTTCGCGTAGGAAACACACCTTATTATGAGACAGATAACGTGAAAACGAAAGGAGTATTATTATGAAAAGACAGAGAAATAACAATAACGATGGAGATTATAGATGTGTAGAGGCTATGTACAGAAGAGGATGTACGGTCGACGACATTGTAAATTCTACGGGTATTAGTAAAATGGATGTCTTGGATATTACGCAAAAGATATTCGCGTTAGATATGAAAAAGAGAGCTCTGAACTAGGGCTCTTTGTTTTTTTTCTTTCGCGTGAAAAACAATTGATATTATGAAACAGAAAATCATTTTACGGAGGTATTTATTATGAAAAAATTTACGATTATGGAAACCAGAAAAATGAAAAAATGCGATATAGAAAAAGAGCTTAAAAAACATACTGAGTATTTAGAATCTTTGGGTATGGATCACGTAGAAGCTTGTGACTTCGCATCTAACATTATGAATTTTGGTGCAGCTATACAGGAAAAATTTGATGCTAAAAAACATATGAAGAAATGATTATGTTTACACAAGGAGTCAGCAATGGCTCTTTGTTTTAAGGAGGTTAGAGAAATGAGATACTTTTTTAAAAAGCCAGAAGTATATTCTTCTATTTTTGGTAAGAGGTACAACTGCGATCATCCGGTATATAATGAATGTACTCTATACATAATAGATAATCGTGGGTTGGCGGTTATTCAACAACAATACGATCCGGAGACAAAATATACATTCTGGACAAGTATTAGTTCTTGGCTGACTGATAAAATATATTTACATCCTAGATTCCGTAAGTTCTTCGATACGTATGCCGATCGTGAGCAAGATGGTTTGTACCCTACAGTAACAGTACGACAAATTATGTGGGGACTACGAATGAAGCCACTACCAAAAGAACCATGGGAAACATGTTTTGATCGGAAAGGATTTTAGTTCGCGAAAAATACATGTCTTATTATGAGACAAAATCGAAAAATTTTAGGAGGTATTTATTATGACAACTATTAAAGATTTAAAAGCAAATTACGAGGTTATTAGACAGGTTTGCGAAAAGTATAGAAAGGAACTTACAAGTTATCAAGGAGTGATTGTTGATAAATCTCCATGGCTCGATGTAGATGTAAATGATTATATAGAGTTTATGAATACATTGCCTTTGGATGTATTTATTGGTAATTTGCTAGTTGATTTGTTAAATTCCAGTGATATTGAGAGATACAAAGAATTAATAACCGACAAAATAACTTTTAAAGAATTTATAGAAAAATGTAGTATGGTAAGTATTGATGAAATCTACGAATTAATGGAACGATTTTAAGAACACTGGAGACTTCGGTCTCCTTTTGTTTTTCGCGAAAAATACATGTCTTATTACGAAACAAAATCGAAAAATTTTAGGAGGTATTTATTATGATGAATAGAACATATTTAGAAGCAAACTATGAGGTTATTAGTCAGGCTTGTAAATTATACAGAAAGGAATTAACAATTTGTCAGGCAGCAATTATAGATGAACATCCATGGCTCGATATAGACGCAAACGATTATGTAGAGTTTATGAATACATTATCTTTGGATGTATTTATTGGTAATATGTTATGGAGTTTATTAAGGCCTGCAAGTATAGATATATGCAAAAAGCTATTGACTAACGAATTAACTTTTGAAGAATTTATAGAAAAAGATGGAGGTATTTGTGATATTAATAAATTTCACGAATTAATGGAACGATTTTAAGAACACTGGAGACTTCGGTCTCCTTTTGTTTTTCGCGAAAAATACATACTCCTTTATGAGGAAATAACAACAATTATTTAACAAAGAAGGAGAAAAAAATTATGAAAAAATCAATGTTAATTATGGTAGTAGTATTAGTAGTGTTATTTGGATTAGTGGTAACTAAGACAGTATTTAGAGATGTAACAGTTGACGAATATACTAATAGAGACACAAAAATGGTAGAAGACTTTGTGAAGAGTCAGGATTATTACGAAGAAGGAGATAAAGTAGTAGTCGACAAAAGCGAAGAAGATCTAGTAAATTTTGTAATCTATAGAAAAAACGGAGAACTGAAACTCAATAAAGTTGTCAGTAAAACAGCAATTCAAGAATCTAATAATGAACTTTAAAGATTAAATTGATTGAGTCAGCAATGGCTCTTTCTTTTCTCTTTCGCGAAAAATACATGCTCCTTTATGAGAACATTTAGGAGGTATTAAGAAATGATATTATTTACAATTTTAGCACTAATGATCGCGGTTATGGTAATTGGAGCAATCCTAGCCCTAGGAGTAGGCGGAGGAGTACTTGGAATACTATTCGGCGATATTATTGTGTGTATTGCGTTAGTAGTATTATTAGTAAAATTCATTCTAAAACGTAAGAACAAATAACTAAACGGGAGCCAGCAATGGCTCTTTGTTTTATTTTTAAGGAGGTCAGAGAACATGAAGAAAAACGAATGTTATGTGGTAAATTTTAGTGACGGATATGAAATTATTAGTGAACAGTTTAAAACTTATGATGAGGCTTATAAAAATATGTCTGGAGAATATAATGATTTTACACCTGAAGAACATGATGGAATGTATGCTGAAATGTCATACTTAGATGATTATAAAGCACTTTTATATTGTAATTGCAATGATGTTTATTGTTGGAATATTTGTAAAGTTACTTTTTAAGGAGGTCAGAGAACATGAAGAAAAAACTTGACACAACAAAACTTTTAAGTATCGCTGTTACTATTTTAGGTTTGGCAGGAACATTGCTATCCAGCAAACTTGATGAAAAATCACGCGAAGAAATGAAAGCAGAGATTAAAGAAGAATTAAAGGAGGAATTACAATGAGAAAGAAAATGCCTAAATTTATTTACAAAGTAAAAAGAGGTTTTGGTAAAAGAAGTCCGGCAATCTTAACAGCCACTGGAATTCTTGGTATGGGGACAGCTGCGGTTCTGGCGGCAAAGGAAACTCCTAAAGCGATTCGTCTTATTGAAGAACGAGAAGCTGAGTTGGGCGATGAGTTAACACCAAGGGGAAAATTGGAAACAACTTGGAAGTGTTATGTCCCAGCATTAACTGCAGGTATATTTGGGGCAGCTTGTTTGATTGGAGCTCATTCAGTTCATACTAAACGAAACGCAGCGATCGCAACTGCCTATAAATTATCCGAAACAGCTCTTACAGAATATAAAAAAGCTGTAACAGAAGAAATCGGAGAAGAAAAAGAATCTCTGATCAGAAAGAAAGTCAGACAAAAAAAACTAGAGGAAACACCAACAGGTTCGAACAATATTATTATTACTGGACGAGGAAATCAGCTTTGCTACGATGGTGTGTCTGGAAGAATCTTTGAATCTGATCTGAATACTATTGAAAAAGCAATTAATAAAGTGAATCGTGAAATGACGTACGATATGTATATTTCACTTAGTGATTTCTATGATGAGCTAGGTCTTGATCACACTGATATTAGTGATCAAATCGGCTGGAATTTAGAAGATGGATTGCTTGAAGTGTCATTTGATTCTATGATCCTGGCAGACGGACGACCATGTATCACATTAGAATATCACGTAGCACCAAAATATGACTTTGCAAAATTGATTTAGGAGGTATTTATTATGATTAAGAAAATAACAACAAAACTTAAAAATAAAGTAGAAATACATAAAGATGAGATTATCGGATGCGTTCTAATATCTGTATCTATGATTATTGCATATAAAAACGGTCGTGATGACGGAGGAACACGCGTTCTTAAATGGATGATTCACGAATATCCAGAGGAGTCAAAAGTTATCGTCAATGATATTTTAGCTAAACGCAACTCGCGAAAATAACAATTCATATTATGAAGGATAAACTTATTCAAACATTTAGGAGGTATTTATTATGAAAGAAATCAAAAATGGAGAAGTTATACAGGAAGCATTCGATATGGACGAATTAGACGAAATGTTGGAGGACGAAGAAGTGAAGGAATCTAAATTAAAAACTTTTGGATTAAGAGCTAAAAACGGATTTAAAAAACATAAGAAAAAAATTGTAGCAGGTGCGATTTTTGGATTAGGTGTTTTCGCAGGCGTAGCAATTAGTAACAGAGGTAACGATGATGAAGATTCGTATTCTGATGATAACATTTTCGATGCGGATTATACGGAGGTTACAGATGTAGACGACTCTGAATATGATGATTCAGAAGAAACTGAAAACGAAGAATAATATATTCTTAACGGGGACGTACCGATAACAAGGTATGTCTCTTTTATTTTTAAGGAGGTATTTATTATGGCGGAATATAAGCCTAATTCGAATAAGTACAAAACAGAACAGCGAAAAAAACAGGAGAAAGTTGTTCAGGGAAAAGTACGTAGAAAGAAAAAAAGTGAGGTTAGAAAATGGAAAGATACTTTCATATCTGAAGATGCCGAAGATATCACGTCTTATATTATCATGGATGTAATTGTTCCTACAATTAAAAACACGATTCTTGACGTGGTTTCTATGTGCTTATTTGGAGACACAGTCAAACGAAGTAAAAATCATAATACGGTTTCTTATAATCGAGATTATTCATCTGCGAGTCGATCAGGTAGAACGAATCGTAGAAACGCCACAAGTAGTCGATACGACTTTGATGATATTATCTTCGACAGTCGTGGAGAGGCGGAAGATGTGTTAGATCATATGGGAGAAATTATGGATGCTTATAATGGCGTTGTGACTGTCGCAGATTTTTATGATCTAGCAGGTGTTACGGGAACTTGGACTGACAACAATTATGGATGGACAAATTTATCCCGAGCTACAGTTCAGAGGACTAGAGATGGTTTTATTATCAATTTACCAAAAGCGATACCAGTGTAAATTAAGGAGGAAAATATGTTAGAGAAGACATTAGATAGAGGAATTAATATGCAGAAAAATTGTGTAGAACCATTTGTGGTATGTTTTAAAAATTTTGATGCGTCAATGGAATTCGAAAAAGCGCTTAGAAATTTAATTGAACAAAATGACTATATATGTGTGGCAGACGTTATAAACCTTTTTGGAGGTTATACAAGTCCTTCAGATCGTAGATATGGATGGCTAAATTTAGCTTGGGATGATGTGGGGTCAGGTTATATTAATAACAATCATTTATTTGAATTACCGATTCCACATTACTTAGGGTATTCTGAACAATATAAACCTAACACTCGACGTCCTAAGCGAGGTGGTAAACACCCATGCAGTTCTACAGTAAATCATCCAAACCATTATCAGTCTGAAACAGGATTAGAGGTAATTGATGTAATTGATGCTTTCACAGATGGATTAGATGGTGTTGAAGCGTTCGATACTGGCAACATCATTAAATATATTTGTCGTTGGAAAAAGAAGAATGGCATTGAAGATTTGGAGAAAGCTAAATGGTACTTAGAAAATCTTATCAAAGAAGTAAAGGAGAAAGAAAATGAAGATGCTAAATAATATTAAAAGAACAGGATACAAATTAAAATTTAAAGCAAAAAAACGCAGTCCAGAAATCTTTATTGTAGCAGGTGTTTGTGGAACCATTGCAAGTACAGTAATGGCATGTAAAGCAACTACAAAATTACAGGATATTACTGATGATGCAAAAGATCAGATTGATTCAGTTCATGAAGCAGCTGAACATCCAGAGAATTTACCCGAAGAATATACAGAGAAAGATGCTACACGCGATTTAACAATAATCTATACTCAGACAGGTATAAAAATCGCTAAATTATATGCCCCAGCAATTATTACTGGAACATTGTCAATCGCAAGCATCATTACATCTCACAATATTTTGAGAAAACGAAACATGGCTTTAGCTGCAGCATATACAACTATTGATAAATGTTTCAAAGATTATCGTGGGCGAGTTGTGGAACGATTCGGAGAAGAGATTGATAAAGAACTTAGATATAATATTAAATCTAAAGAAATTGAAACAGTAAAAAAGAACGACGATGGTACAGAAGAAGTCGTCAAAGAAGATGCAATAACAGCTGAACTAAATAGTGAATCTGATTACGCAAGAATTTACGATGATGGTTGTTATGGTTGGTCAAAAGATCCAGCTGCGAATCTGCAAGTGTTAAAGAAGACTCAGGCATTTGCAAATCAGAAACTTAAAGAGCAGGGATTTCTATTCTTAAACGATGTATACAAAATGTTGAATATTCTCCCAACAAAAGCAGGACAGGTAGTAGGTTGGATTTATGACGAAAAGAATCCGATCGGAGATAACTATGTTGATTTTGGATTGTACGATATTCATGATGAACGTAAACGTGCTTTCATCAATGGAATCGAAAGAAACGTAATCTTAGATTTTAATGTCGATGGAAATATCTTAGACAGAATGTGAATGACAGGTCTTGATAATATATATTCCGGAAATGTACATCGAGACGAATTTGATAGGAGTTACTGGTAACTACACGAAAGGAGTAACAAGATCATGAATAATAAATCTACATTTTTAGCATACGCACTGGCAGTAATGTCAGTGTTTTGCTTTGTTAGTGGCTTTGTTATTTTATCCATTTGAAAGGAGCTTGTATGGACAGACTGAGCGATATCTTATCTTTATTAGAATACTCGTTTGACAGTAAAGAAAAACGACATATCGCTGGAGGGATTCTAATCAGTATGTCACTATTGTTTGGTGGGTTAGCATTCACCATTATCACGTTACGAACGGAGGAAGAAGAAGACAATGGATAAGAAAAATTTATTTATGTTAGCTACGGGAATCGTTATCGGTTCCTGTGCTACTTGGAAATATGTGTCTGTGAAGGAACGAAATAGAGCAGACGAAGAGATTGCAGATGTAAAACGTATATATTCTTCTAAGAAGAATCAGGAAGAAAATTCTAGCGAAGATATTCCAGAGAAAGAAACATATACACCAATAGAAGAAGATAAGAATCACAACAAAGAAATTATTGAGAAAATGAACTATTCATCATTCTCAAAGAAAGTAGAAAAGGAGAAAAAAGTGGAAAGACCTTATATTATTACACCGGAAGATTTTGGCGAATGTGGATATAGTACAGTTAGTCTGACATATTATGCAGACGATGTACTGACATATGAAGATGACGATGAACTTATTGATAACCGAGATGAAATTGTTGGTGACGACGCAGTTAACCATTTTGGAGAATACGAGGATGACTCAGTATTCGTACGAAATGATGCTAAGAAATGCGACTACGAAATTTTATATGATCAGAGAAATTATCATGATATTTATCCAGAATAAACGGAGGTATGAGTATTGCTAAATAATGATATTTATGAACAGTATTTTAATTGGTTGTGCGATGTTGTAAATGTTTCTACAGTATCGTATAACAAATTGTTACGACTTTTGCACCGTACAAAATTTCGTTGGAGCAATATCAGAGATAAAAACAGAGCTGAAGATGGTGTCGATTTAAGATTTAGATTTAGAAAAAGTATAGACGGTCTAAGTAGAAATGAAGTTTTAAATTGGCATGATGAAGAACCTTGTTCAGTTCTCGAAATGATGATCGCTTTAGCGATACGTGCAGAAGAACAAATCATGGACAATCCGCAGGTTGGAAATCGTACAACTCAATGGTTTTGGGGTATGGTATCTAGTCTTGGATTGACCGGCATGAGTGATAATATGTTTGATTTAATCGAAGCCAAAGATATTATCGAACGATTTTTAGACAGAGAATATTCTCCTGATGGTAAAGGTGGTTTATTTACAATTAGAGATTGCGAATACGATTTACGAGATGTTGAGATATGGACACAGCTCTGTTGGTATTTAGATAGATTTGTGTAGGGAGGAGGAATAAGTAATGTGGTTGATTTTCTAATGATTTCAACTCGCCCGACAAAAAAAGGGACCTTAGAGATATACCCAAAATTTAAAATGTATCCAAAAAGTAAAGATTTAATGATTCGCGGTGGAGATTTTTATGCAGTCTGGATGGAAGACGAAGGTCTATGGTCTACTGATGAAGAAGATGCACTACAGATTATTGATCGCGAACTTGATAAATTTGCAAAAGAGAATCAGGACAAATTCAATTGCAATATCAGAGTTCTACATATGTGGGATTCTGAAACTGGTATGGTAGATAGCTGGCATAAATACTGTCAGAAGCAAAAAAGAGATTCTTTTCATATGTTAGATGAAAAACTTATATTTTCAAATACCGAAACAAAAAAAGAAGATTATGCTAGTAAACGTTTGGATTACCCATTAGAACCAGGAGATACTTCTGCGTATGAGAAGCTTATATCTACATTATATACAGAAGAAGAACGATACAAGATTGAATGGGCTATTGGTTCTATTGTAACCGGTGATTCTAAAACAATTCAAAAGTTCTTAGTATTATATGGTGAAGCCGGAACAGGTAAATCTACAATTTTGAACATTATTCAGAAGTTATTTAACGGGTATTGTTCAACGTTCGACGCTAAAGCGATTGGCTCTGCTAGTAATATGTTTGCGTTGGAAGCGTTTAAGACAAACCCTTTGGTAGCGATCCAGCATGATGGAGACCTGTCTAGGATTGAAGATAATACAAGATTAAATAGCTTGGTTTCCCATGAGCTTATGACAGTAAATGAAAAATTTAAATCTGCATTTACGAATAGTTTCAAAGCATTTTTATTTATGGGTACAAATAAACCAGTTAAGATTACCGATGGTAAATCAGGTCTTATTCGAAGATTAATAGATGTAAAACCATCTGGTAATAAACTGAGTTCTAAAGCGTATAAAGAAGCATTTAGTAAGATAGACTTTGAGTTAGGAGCAATAGCCTATCATTGTAAGGAGGTATATTTAGAAAATCCTGGTCGTTATGATAATTATATTCCAACAGCAATGTTAGGAGCATCGAACGATTTCTACAACTTTGTTTTAGATTCATACCATATATTCAAGAAAGAGGACGGCACTACGTTGAAAGCAGCATGGGAAATGTATAAAACCTACTGTGACGAAGCGAAAGTGCCGTTTCCATTTTCTAAACGAAACTTCAAGGAAGAATTGAAGAACTATTTTCACGATTTCAACGAACGTTTCAATATGGACGATGGATCGAGAGTACGAAGTTATTATAAAGGATTCAGAATAGAGAAATTTGAAAATGATAAAAAACAAGATGCAGAACCAGAACATAAACAAGAGCATTGGTTAAAGTTTGATTCTACAGAATCTATATTCGACGATGTTTGTAGTGATTGTCCAGCTCAATATGCTTCGGCGGAAGAAACACCAACTAATAAATGGGAGAAAGTTACTACACAACTGAAAGATATTGATACGTCTAAGTTACATTATGTACAAATACCAGAAAATCATATTGTTATTGACTTTGACATTAAAGACGAAACAGGTAAGAAATCCTTTGAGAAGAATCTTGAAGCAGCGAGTAAGTGGCCAGCTACATATGCCGAGACAAGTAAAAGTGGAGCAGGTATTCATCTACACTATATTTATACTGGCGGTGATCCGAAAGAACTTAGTCGTATTTACGATACTGATGTAGAAATCAAAGTGTTTACTGGTAAGAGTTCATTGAGAAGATTACTTACAAAATGTAATAATTTACCGATCTCTACAATCAGTTCTGGTTTACCTAAAAAGAAAGGTCAGAGAAAAATGGTAGAAGATAAAGTGATTAAGAGCGAAAGGAGTCTCCGAGAACAAATCAAACGGAATTTGAATAAGGAGATACATCCAGCAACTAAACCGTCGATCGATTTTATTTATGAAATCTTAGAAGGTGCTTATAACAGTGGATTACATTATGATGTGAGCGATATGTTTAACCCTATATTCGCATTTGCAGCACAGAGCACACATAAAGCAGATTATTGCATTGATCTTGTAAGTAAAATGAAGTTTAAATCAGAAGATGCTTCTTTAGCTACAATTGATGAAGAAAAACCTATTGTATTTTACGATATCGAAGTATTTCCAAACTTATTTTTAGTCAATTGGAAACTGCAAGGTAAAGAAAAACCAGTCATTCGTATGATTAATCCGTCTCCATCAGATATCGAAGAGTTATTACAGTTCAATTTGATTGGGTTTAATAATCGAAGATACGATAATCACATCATTTATGCCCGTCTTATGGGATATTCTAACGAACAGCTCTATAATTTATCACAAAAAATTATCAATGGCGACAGGAATGCGTTTTTTAGAGAAGCATATAACATATCCTATACAGATGTTTATGATTTCGCATCTGCAGGAAATAAAAAATCCCTTAAAAAGTTTGAAATTCAACTAGGAATTCATCATCAGGAGCTTGGTTTACCTTGGGATGAACCAGTCCCAGAAGATAAATGGACTCTTGTAGCTGAATATTGTGACAATGACGTTATTGCGACAGAAGCAGTATTTAACCATTTATCAGGAGATTGGACAGCTAGACAAATTCTTGCAGATTTAGCAGGGATGACTGTAAACGATACCACAAATACGCTCACAACAAGGTTTATTTTTGGAATGAACAGGCATCCACAGGACCAATTCTGTTATCGTGACTTATCTCAACCAGTATACGACTTGAGTGAAGACGTACGAGATTTCTTACAAGAAGCGTGTCCGAAGATGATGTGTATGACGCATGGGGAAGCGGGCAGTTTACTTCCATATTTTCCTGGTTATAAATATGAGAATGGTGTATCCACATATCGAGGCGTAAAAGTTGGCGAAGGTGGTTTAGCAGAAGGAATACCTAGCATCTACTATAACGCTGCTTTGTTGGATATTGCATCCATGCATCCGCATAGTACAATCGCTGAATGTTTGTTTGGCCCTGTATTCACAAGACGATTTAGAGAAATTGTTGAGGGAAGAGTTAGCATCAAGCATGAAGCATGGGAAGAAGTAAATGGTATGTTGGATGGTAAATTAACACCATATATTGAAAAGGTTAAGAACGGAGAAATGACAGCCAAAGAACTTGCGAACGCGTTAAAAACAGCTATCAACTCTGTTTATGGATTAACTGCGGCCAACTTCGATAACGCATTTAGAGATAATCGTAATAAAGATAATATTGTCGCTAAGCGTGGAGCGTTATTTATGGTTGATCTTAAATATGCCGTGGAAGAAAGAGGATTTACTGTGGCACATATTAAGACAGACTCTATTAAAATTCCAAACGCAACACCTGAAATCATTCAGTTTGTAATGGATTTCGGAGAACAGTATGGATATACATTTGAACATGAGGCTACATATGATCGTATGTGTCTGGTAAACGATTCAGTTTATATTGCAAACTTTGCTACAGCTGAAAAATGTCAGGAATTATATGGATATGTTCCAGATGATAATAAGAAAAAGGGCGGAAAATGGTCTGCTACAGGTACTCAGTTCCAGATTCCTTATGTATTTAAGACATTATTTAGTAAGGAAATTGTTGAATTTAATGATCTATGTACAACATTTTCAGTATCTAAAGGTGATTTATATTTAGACATTAACGAAAAACTTCCAGATGTTACGGATTATGAGAAACAGTTAGAAAAACTAGAAAAATCGTATAAGCAAGGTAAGATTTCTGACACAATGTTTGAGCCTGAATCACAGGAATTAGCAGATAAAATTGCCGAAGGACACGACTTACGTTTTGTAGGAAGAGTCGGACAATTTACACCGGTTAATCCTGAACATGGTGGAGGAGTATTATATCGTGTGAACGATGGTAAAAACTATAATGCATCCGGTGCAAAAGGATATCGTTGGATGGAATCTGAAATGTTGAGAGGTGTTAATACCAAAGATATTGAAGTTGACGGTAAGACGATCACTGTTTTAGATGATAAAGATGATCTGGTTGATATGAGTTATCACAATAAAATGGTCGATGATGCAATTGAAACTATATCTCAGTATGGAGACTTTGAGATGTTCGTATCTCAGGAAGCACCGATGTTACAACCGGTTAACTTTATGACTATTCCAGATGGTATACCAGAAACAGTGCCATTCGCGTAAAAAACAAAGCTTATTATGGAAGGAGTGATGAATCATGAAAATTAAAGATTGGATGAAACTTGGAGCTGGTGTAGCATTAGCTTATTGCACTTATTCGATTACGACTGGTGTAATAGAAGGTGCAGTATTGGCAGCATTGGATGAAACCGATAAAAAATTAAAAGATTCAAAACCAGAAAACGAAGAGGAGTCCTAATAAGGGCTCTTTCTTTTTGTTTTAAATTTATTAACCAAATTATATTTCAAAGAAAAAAAGGAGAAAGAATTATGAATTTAAATTTTGGACCAAGAAACATTTTACAGATTGATGACGCGCATATTGTATACCGTAATTTTGCAGGTGTTGGTGACAAATACAACCGTGAGGGAGATAGAAACTTTGCTTTAGTTATCCCTGATGAGGAGATTGCAGACGCTTTACTTAATGATAAAAATCAATATGGTGTTGCTTGGAATGTAAAAATCAAACCTAACAGAGAAGAGGGTGAACCACCATTTATTACTCTTCCAGTAAAAGTAAAATTCAATAATATAGGACCTAAAGTTATCGTGCAGTCAGGATCACGAACTATCAAATTAAATGAAAATACGGTAGGAACAATCGATCAGATGAATATTGAATCTGTAGATTTAGATATTCGTCCGTATGATGACGTAGTACAGGGTAAACCATTCAGAGCAGCATATTTACAATCTATCTGGATTCGCCAGAGGATAGATCGTTTTGATGAAAGGATGGCCGAGGAAGAGTTCCCTGAAGACGAATAAATCTAGGAGGTGATATTATGAGTCAATTAAAAAAATATTTAGACCTCAGAAAAACACACGAAAAAGAGCTTAACGATTTTCCTATGAAATACGCATTTTCAGATGAAGGATTAGATAAAGCATTGAAAGAACTGGATGCTAAGGAAGAAGAATGTACAAGCATCATCGGTTGTGGAGATGTTATTAGAAAAAAAGATGTTCCAAATTGGTTTAGTATGATCAAACGACATAAAACAGAATTAGATGAGTTAATGGAAGATCACGACGTAGCATATGAAGCGTTTCTTTATGAAATGAATAATCATGAATATGCAATCAACTGGGAAGGAGATTGCGACGTTCTTGGATGCTTTGGTATGAACGAGAAAACGTTAGAAGAGAAAGGTTTGCTTTCTGAATATCGTAGAGCTCAGGTGACGCATTATAAATTAATGCAAAAGAATGGTGTGATCTGATGGGAACACAGTTCTTAAGAGATTATCAGTTAGATGCAGTCAATGGGATGTCTAGTGGCTGCATCTTAGCTGGTGGTGTCGGATCAGGAAAGAGTCGTACAGGTCTTTATTATTATTTTAAAGAGAACGGTGGAAGTATGATTCCAAATTTTAAACCTATGAAAAAACCGAAGGATCTATATATCATAACAACAGCTATGAAAAGAGATTCTCTTGAGTGGGAAGAAGAATTACTTCCATATCATCTTTACGCCGAGCCAGGCGGGGAGAACTACTATAAAAATAAAGTAGTAATCGATTCTTGGAATAACATAAAAAAATATGCAGATGTACAAAACGCGTTCTTCATATTTGATGAAGACAGAGTACAAGGTTCTGGTGCATGGGTTAAAGCATTTTTAAAAATAGCTAAGGTAAATAAGTGGATCATATTGTCTGCCACTAGTGGCGATTGCTGGATGGATTATGTTCCAGTATTTATTGCAAATGGTTTCTATAAAAACAGAACTGAGTTTATAAGAGAGCATGTAATATATTCTCGGTACACGAAATATCCTAAAATCGATCGATACTTAAATACTGGTAGATTAATACGTTTACGAAATAAAATATTGGTCGATATGGATTTCATTAGAGATACAGTACCACATCATGAGGATATATACGTTCCGTACGATATTTCTACTTATAAAGATGTGATCAGAAACCGTTGGGATATTTATAAGGACGAACCAATACAACAAGCAGCAGGGCTTTGTTATGTCTTGCGACGTGTCGTAAACACCGATGAGCGACGAGCTATGACTGTTTTGGAGATATTAGAAAAGTCGCCGAGAGTCATTATATTCTATAACTTTGATTATGAGTTAGACATTCTTATGAATATTGCTTATGGAGAAGACGTAGAGGTAGCTCAATGGAACGGACATAAACATCAACCAGTGCCAGACACTAAAAGTTGGGTATATTTAGTTCAATATACGGCTGGATGTGAGGGTTGGAACTGTATAAAAACAGATACAATCATATTTTACAGCCAGAATTACTCTTATAAAGTTATGGAACAAGCATCCGGACGTATTGATAGGCTAAATACGCCATATAAAGACCTATATTACTACCATTTGAAGAGTCGAAGTGGCATTGATCTTGCTATATCTAAGGCTCTTACAAAGAAAAAGAAGTTCAATGAGCGGAAGTTCACTGGATGGGATTAGTGAAACAGATATTTATACAAAGATTTGAAGGAGATATTTTACTATGAAGAAATTTTTAGCAGTTTTATCCTTAGTATGTATGTTAACAGTAAACGGAACTAGTGTTAATGCGGCTGAAGAAAGCAATGTTGACTTGAAAGGCTATGAAGAAGTACAAAAAACATTCAAACCGCATGTCGACGAGAAGATCAGACAAGAAAAACAGGCTGAAAAAGCACGAAAAGAGGCTATAAAACGTAAAAAAGCAGAGCAAAAACGCCGAGAAGAAGAAGCTCGAAAGGATTTGGGCAGAAGATTCGGTACTTTTAAGATTACATATTACTGGATCGGAGAAGATCGGTGGGGATATCGTACCGCTATGGGTGTAAGAAGCAGTAGATTCTATACAGTCGCCGTAGATCCGGATATTGTTCCACTTGGAAGTATCTTAACAATCAATGGAGAAGAATATTATGCCGTTGATACTGGAAATAAGGTACAAGGAAACGTGATTGATATCTTTTCAGAAGAACCTTTACACGAAAAATGGTATACCAGAGACGTAAAAATCGTTAGATGGGGAACATGGAGGAGAAGATAATATGAATTTAAGACAGAAATGTAAGAAATTAAAGAAAGAGAACGAACGTTTACAAAAATATATTCCGGGATATCCATCACCTATCGTACATGTCGATCATTATCAGATAGTTACATTAGCTGCACGAAAAGAGCTTGATCCTGAATATGAAACTTTGAATTATTATCAGGATCTAATGAAGAATTATTTACTTGAAGATATTACCGATGGTGTAAGAAAATTCGTTAGAACTGAACAATATAGAGATATGACTACCGGTAGAATGGTTATAGAAGGTCGTGTAAAAGTGTGTGAACCAGATTAAGGAGGATATTATGACTTTATATTTAGTTCATGGAAATAAAAATTTAGATGGATGGGGCTATGAATCCTATGTATTTGGAATTTATACTGAAAAAGACTCGGCTGAGAATGCTGCGTATTTAATAACTCAAGAATTATATGAAATAGGTATGAATACGGACGATTCTTATATTAAAGATATTTCTGATGTTCAGGTTGAAATTGAAGAGATTGAAGCTGATAAAGGTGTAGATATTTATTTAGGAGGTTATTGTGAATAAAGATAAAATGGATGTGGTCGAATTTGCTGAAAGGGTGTTAGGCCTTGAGTTGTTTGATTATCAGAAAGAAATTCTTAGAAAGGTATATACAGAAGTAGTGTCTGGACAAACAGTTTATATTGTTCCGCCACGACATTTTGATCTTGGATATTTATGCCATCTTATGAAAACAATAATTGGTCCATACTATCAATTTAATAACACAGAAAAATCTATACCAGAAACTATTAATATATCATTATTGAGAAAGGACGATAAAGATGAATGCAAAGAAATGTGATGTATGTGGTAAATTCTTTCTACCGTATCATGATAGCGATTATGGAAAAGTATTTAATAGAATGAATATACGAGCGATAGATATGAATGGTTATACTTTTACTGATGATGATTACGACCTTTGTGGAGATTGTGCTGTATCTTTGAACGAATGGTTGGAAAGTCAGGGAGTGGATAATGCTGAAGCTCGCTGATTATTTTAACAAACATGACATCGACTATGACATGAGGTATATTCCAGAGTCAAAAGCCATAAAATATACATTCGTAAAACATGGATACCGTGTCATATTAGAAGAAACAATTGAAACGTTAAAAAATCTCGATCATTCTAGTTGTCTTGTTATGAATTTTATTATGGATCGTTGTAAGATTGGTCAGGATTTATTTGAGAGTCTATCAAATGGTAGGCTCTCTTTTTAGATTAGGAGGTTAGAGAAGATGATCAAAACAGAAAACCATTTAGCTGAAAAATGTCAGGGGTGTCCATGTTTCGAGGCAACTATGCATCGTGACGATATATACACTGATCACACAGTAGCAGTAACTATTCTTTCTATAGATTGTTCAAATCGAACATTGTGTGATTCTATAGAAAGACATCTTGAAGAAAGAGAGGAGAAATAAATATGTGGACAGTAATATTTTTAATAGCTTTCATCGCTTCAGTAATATTGGCAGTATCATTTGATAATAAGGGTTATTTTGGATGGTATATGGTATTTATTGTAGTGGCTATAGTATCAGTTATAGGTTTGGGTGTAAGTATTACCTATTACATATCAGTGTCAGATTTACCAGATTGGTTTAAGTTCTATTTATTATCAAGATAGGGGGTTGAAGAAAATGAAAAAATCAAGTAAAAAATCGAGGATTGAGATTTGGGGTTATAAGTACATAAATAATGTAGATAAACGAGACGAACAAGATAGAAACGTTGAAGTAATACAAATCGAACCAGGCAATTCACCCGGTGATTATATTGTTGAGGTGGTCGATAAAAAACCAGAAAGATTTCAGATAAAAGAAGTCGATCATAGTAGAGGTACTGGTTTGTGGTATCCAGGCGATGATGAGTAGGAGGTCAGAGAAGATGAATAAAAACAAAACAGTTATTGGCGAAATTAATGTAGAAGTAAAAGCTGGTCTTAGTGTTGATAGAAAGACTGCAGATATTTGTATGGATTTGTTAGCTATATATTTTAACAATATGGGATTTAAAGGTGTAATTTTAGGTTTTCCTAAAGACGATATGCGCGGATGTTCGGTTAGACCAATAGAAACCGATGATGAAGTCATGTTTGCTATGAGCGCACCATTGAGAGAAAAAAGAAGCAAGAAAAAAGAGGAGGCTTAATCATGCTTAACTTTTTAGTATTAGCTGAGAACGCAAATGACGCCAGACACAAATATTTAATACTTGTCGATCAGCTTAGAGAAGCGGAAATTAAATATAGACAGCATTTTAATCAGCTTGTCATAACTACAGATAATACAAGAACTAAATTCGTATTTTCAAGAAAACAATGTCTAGGTATAAGACCAATTCCGGATATTATCTGTGGTACAAATAAGAAACTTATAGACAGTAACTTTGATGTGGTGAGTGATCACGAACCGATATATTACATAAAACAAAAGGAGTTAGACGAATGGAATACGATTTAAAGCAAGTACATTTTAACGAGTATTGTCATACTTGCAAATACACAAATAAAAACGAGGATGAAGATCCATGCGATGAGTGCTTAGCTCACCCAGTTAATCTATATTCTCACAAACCAGTAAATTGGGAGGTGAAAAAGAAAGGATATGGAACAACGAAAAAATAGAAAATACGGAGCATTATGTGTGATGTTAGGTTTGTTATCGATACCGGTTACAGACTATGACATCACATTTTTTATTTTAATGCTAATAACAGGCGTTCTGTTATTTGTAACTAAGAAACATATATTCGATTAGTTTTAGGAGGTCAGAGAAATGCAATTAGGAGAATATTTAAAAACACTACCTGAATCACAGACGGTAGCAGTCGGAACTGTAGGCGGAAGCGGATGGGTGTATATCGGAACATTAGATGATCTGAATAATATCGTTACATCTTTCGCTTCCATATTTAGAAATGCTAAACGTGAACTCGAAAGAGATGAGCAGTTTCTTAATAGTGGACGAGCCGAATCCAAAAATAGTATTGCAAAAGTAACACACAGAATAGAACATCATAAAGCTTATCTTGATGGATATTTACCAGCACTAAAAAGAGATATACAGCGAGTATATAACAGATTCACGGACAACTCTATAGCGATCGTTATTGACGGACGAGAATACGGATACTGGGATAAAGAAGAATATGAAAATAGATACAGACAGACGAAAGTGAGGTACAAACTATGAGCGTAAGAGATAGATTTGATAGAGATACATTAAATGCTTTACAGAGTATTGCTAGATCACTCGAACGAATTGCTGATTCTATGGAAAAGATGGAAAAGAAGAATAACAAAAAATCAGTTAATCCTAGTAAAAACGAAAAACCCTTGGGAGCCGAGAGGATATGGTAATGATTTTTAAAATTATATTAGTAATTGTCTATCTATTCTTTGGTTTCGTTTGTGCATCAATATATGATTCATGGGGATTTGATGATTCTGCTGAACCGCCGATGATCTTGATATTATTATGGCCAGGAGCTTTAATAATGATTTTATTTGTAGTGATGATACACTTTGCATATTTGTTAGGAAAAAGAATAGCTAAATGGTTAGACAAGATTATAGAGGATAAAGAAAATGAGTGATATTTTAGTTTTTATTGCCAAAGCTTTGATTATTTATGTATGCGTCTACGGAATTGTAGATAGGATCTGTAACTGTATCGAGAAATGTAAGAAAGGAGATGATTATTATGACTGGAAATAGATTCTTTGGACCAAGCGGAGATGGGTTTTTAAACACGGAATCATTTGTCGATATATTGGATGAAATAGGCAAGATGAACAAACATTACACAGTGGATATAAAGAAGGATAAAGATATGGAAGAAGTAACCATTAAAAATGTGATATTTAATCCACCAGCTACTATTGTTTTCTGGAGTAATGGAGATAAAACTGTCGTTAAATGTGATGAGATAGAGAAATTCGATCCAGAAAAAGGTATGGCGATGGCTATATCTAAACATGCTTTAGGTAATAAAGGTGATTATTATAATGAATTTATAAAATATGCTGGAGAATACATAAGAAAAACTTTTGATGATTACGGAAAAGCTATAGCGAAAGGATTTAAGGATAGTATTAATAAAGACTTCAACGAAAGATTCGCGAAATCAGGTGCTGAGAAATGATATACAGTGTTTTAGGGAGGTTTGCAATATTTAGTGTGTTCGATATATTTGGATGTATTTTAATGTATTCTGATACCGAAGATGAACCATACGAACTTATTATATGGATTCTTGTATCTGAGATTATTTTAGCACTACTTGTAGGTGGGGCATATTTAATAGAACTGGGAGGAGGTATTTAATGAAACCAGTAACAGAAAGTTTTGTTGTTAGTTTTACAAATTCAACAGGTAAAGAAGAAGATTCTGTTTTGATTGTTGGTCAGAAGCAGATGAATCAGATGGCGGCTATTAAGCAGGCGTATCAGGGAAAAGAGGCTGTTGATATTTACGAGAAGTTGAAAGGAGAGAAAGCGGAGTGATCAGTAGTATATTATTCAATATCATCATCATTGTGATATTGTTGTTCTTATTTTGTTTGGCTGTTCTAGCAATGTCAGGTGCCATTTTTATTATAAGTGAACTATTAGTTAGGCTTATGAAGATTGGTAGTAAGTTGCGATCTTGGTGGGCTATGAAAAAATGGAAACGGAAGTTTAAGAAACGTTTCGATGATGCACCTACGGCAGATTGTTATTGTATTGACTGTAAGCATTTTAAGAAAGGGTATACCGGTCATGGTGATTGTGACTATTGCGACTTATATTGGAAGAAAACACCAGATGATGGATTCTGTTGGAGTGCTGTTAGAAAGGAGTGATTGATATGGATATTTTATGTACAGTTTATATGTATCTGTGGTTTATCCTTTTAATAGTTATAGCTTTATGTGCAATTATCTTTTGGGTCAAACAATTATTAAATCTGTTAGATGTAATAGATCGTTGGAAGAAACATAAGAAGGAGTGATTGATATGGTTAATAGAAATGAATACTGTAAAGACTGTGATAGGAGTATTTACGCAGAGCATCCAAGCTGTGATGTTAATATTGAGAATGCTGGTAAATACGTTATGGCAGGAGACGTTTGCTATTGTAAGATAATCAATGGTGAAGCGGTTGAGATGCGACGGAAGGAGTGATCGATATGACAACTATTGTATTATCAAAAGAGGATTGTTATTTATCTTTACCAGACTTTTATGAGATGTTGGCTGACAAAGTAAGTAAACATAACGGTGGTTCACGTCCGACTATTGATTGTAGAAAGATTAGAATTACTAAATCTGTATACGATGAGCTCAAACGATGTCTCAAAGAAACGTATAACATGACACCTCTTGAAATCACTAGTTTATTCCTTATATATGGTCCGAAACCAGATTTACCTGAACAAGAAAACACACCTTATATAGCTACTTGGGAGGAGTGATTGATATGAAATCTTGTAAAGGTTGTAGGTACGAAAAGAGTATGACACGTAATATTTTGTTGGGTTTATGCACAGGTTGTAAGCGTGCGTACACTCGTGAAGACGATCGTGAGATGTTCTCTGACAAGTATATTTCGGATGGAAAGCAGGAGTCTTGCTACGATTGTAGGTATGTTGAGCAGTGTTATTTGACTGAAAAACGTATGAAAAAATACCCAAATGGAGCGTGTCAACTTAAGGATATTTTCCGTATGAAGGAGGAAAGAGGGCAATTTTATAATAAAAAATCTAGCTAATTTTGTGGACACTTTTGAAAATAAAAGTGGGCTTTTGGTCAATTATGTTTGGGCAACTCGTCAATTTTGTGAAAATGGCGGGTTATTTTTGTGTCAATTTTGAAGAATTTTGGTCAGTTTTTGGCCATTTGCCCACTTTCTGCCCACTTTTAAAAACAAAAGTGGCCACGCAAAAACCACGTATTTATGCGGGTTTGCGGGGTTTCTGGTCAAAAACCCACTTTTATTTCTATTTAATTGTGAAGAAAAAATTAATAAATATATATAGATTTGCGAAAAAAAGTGGGCTTTTGACCAAAACTATAAAAAACACACATTTTTACAAAATTTTACTATTTTTTAAAATTCGCGAAAAAAACATGCCCTTTTATGAGAGAGAGGACTGATTTTAGTTGTCTCTCTTTTAATTCTCTGCCCTACTTAAGACGTTCATCTGATAACTCACACAAGATGGACTCCTTTCTGTGATGTACGATTATTTTTAATATTGGTATGTTAAATCATCTTGTGTGAGTTGGATGGATGAGAGTGAAAGGAGATAAAAATGTTAGAAAGTAAATTTCAATCTGATTTGAAAAAAGAGTTAAAAAATAAATTTCCAGGATGCATTGTTATGAAAGCTGACTCAGCAGACATTCAAGGCATTCCTGATCTTTTAATTTTATACAAAGATAAGTGGGCTTCTCTTGAAGTTAAGAAAAATAAGAAAGCTTCGCATAGACCAAATCAGGATTACTATGTTGACAAAATGGAAGATATGTCATTTTCGCGTTTTATATATCCAGAGAATAAGGAGGACGTATTAAATGATTTGGAACAAACATTCAAATCTTGAAGGGCTTCATGCTCCGTTTAGTGCAAGTCAAAGTGCATGGTTAAGATATGACGATGAGAAATTACTTAGTGTCTATGATAACAAGAAAGCTTCGTACATAGGAACGCAGTTACACGAATGGGCTAAGAATACAATTGATTTAAAAATAAGACAACCTCGGTCTAAGAAAACTTTATATGCATACGTGAATGATGCAATTGGTTTTCGAATGAATACTGAAGTTGTCTTATTTTATTCTGATCATTTCTTTGGTACTGCAGACGCAATCAGTTTCGATAAAGGTATATTGCGAATTCATGATCTTAAGACTGGTAATCATCCAGCTAAAATGGATCAGTTAGAAGTATATACTGCATTATTCTGTTTGGAATACAGATTAAAACCAAATGAATTAAAAGATATAGAACTGCGAATATATCAGAACGATGAGGTAATAATTCATAAACCAGATCCTGATGATATATCAACCATTATGGATATCATTATTCATGACGATAAATTGTTAGAAAAAAGAGACGAGGAGGAATTAGGACGATGAATGAAGTTGTTCGAGAAATGATGAGTATATATTTGGATTCAGGAATGTCTGATGAAGAATATATAGAGCATTATGGAATGCCTCGTCGAAGCGGTAGATATCCTTGGGGTTCTGGCGAAGATCCTTATCAGCATGGAAGTAAAGACTTTATTAGTAGAGTCGAAGATTTAAAGAAAACCGGTTGGACCGAAACACCTGAAAATATCAAAGAAGCATTTGGTATCAATACTACTCAATATAGAATTGAGAAAGCTTTAGCTAAAGATGAACGTAGAGCGTATAACGTTGCAACTGCAAAGTCTTTAAAAGCGGACGGGCTGAATGATTCTGAGATCGGTAGAAAAATGGGTGTAAATGAATCCACTGTTCGAAGTTGGTTTAATGCAGAATCGGAATCAAGAATGAAACAGTCCAAAGAGACAGCTAATTTTATCAAGGAACAAGTAGATAAAAAGGGAATGGTCGATGTTGGTACTGGTGTAGAACGAGAGTTGAATGTATCAAAGACTAAATTCGATCAGGCCTTATATTTGTTGGAACGAGAAGGATATCCAATTTATAAAGGTGGTATTCCACAGGCAACCAATCCTGGACAACAGATCAATCAGAGAGTTATTTGTAAACCAGGAACGGAACATAAAGAAATATATAATTATGACAAAGTATATTCTTTGAAAGATTATATTACTCGTGATGGTGGTGATACATATGAAAAGAAATTTAGCTATCCAGCTTCTTTAGATTCTAAACGATTAAAGATCAGATATAACGAAGATGGTGGTATTGAAAAAGATGGTGTTATCGAAATTCGAAGAGGCGTGAAAGATCTAAGCCTTGGCGAATCAAGATATGCACAGGTTCGTATATTGGTTGATGGCACGCATTATCTTAAAGGAATGGCTGTATATTCTGATGATTTGCCAAAAGGTGTAGATGTTATGTTTAACACAAACAAATCAAAAGGTACACCGATGATGGATGTATTGAAACCTATTAAAGACGATCCTGATAACCCTTTTGGAGCATTAATTAAAGATGCTGATAAAGGTGGTCAGTATTGGTATGATCCAAAGACTGGTGAAAGAGTTAGTTCTAGTAAACCAGGAGCAAAACTCGGACTTATTAATAAGAAATCCGATGAGGGTGACTGGAATGATTGGGATAATACATTACCTGCTCAGTTCTTGTCTAAGCAGTCTATTTATATGGCTAAGAAACAGTTAGGTCTAGCCCGTGCTGATAAACAGGCAGAGTTTGATGAAATAAAATCATTAACAAATCCCACAGTTAAGAAATATCTCTTACAAAAGTTCTCAGATACTTGTGATTCTGCAGCCGTAGAGCTTAAAGCGGCAGCATTACCTGGACAAAGATATAGTGTCATTATTCCAATTACAACCATGAAAGATACAGAAGTTTATGCACCTAATTATGAAAACGGTACTAAACTCGCGTTGATAAGATTTCCTCATGGTGGAACCTTTGAAATACCAATTCTGACTGTAAATAATAAACAGCCTCAAGCAAGAAAGCTTTTAGGAACCGATGTGCCCGATGCTATTGGTATTAATCATAAAGTTGCGGATCGTTTAAGTGGCGCTGATTTCGACGGAGATACAACAATGTGTATTCCAACGCATGATAAAGCAGGAAAAGTTAAGATCACATCTACAAAACCATTAGAAAAATTAGAAGGATTCGATCCAAAGACAAGTTATGGTGCGTCAGAAGTTAAAGAAGATAAAGATGGTAATAAACATTACTATCGAGATGGTAGAGAATACCGAATCATGACTAAGACTGATACAGAAATGGGTAAGATATCGAACCTAATTACTGATATGACGTTAGCAGGAGCAAGTCCTGACAAATTAGCTAGAGCTGTTAGACATTCGATGGTTGTTATTGATGCCGAAAAACATAAACTAGACTACAAACAGAGTGAGTTAGACAATAATATTCGCGCATTACGTAAAGAATACCAGCCTCATATGGATGAGAATGGACGAATGCGTTATGGCGGAGCTTCAACTCTTATTTCAAGAAGTAAAGGAGAGAAGCAAGTTGAGAAACGTCAGGGTACACCTAAGATTAATATCAAAGGCACCCCAGACTACGATTCAACCCGACCTGAGGGAGCATTGATCTATAAGACTGCCGATGACTCAAAGTACACCGTTAAGAAGCTGAATCCTAAAACAGGTGAGATAACAGAAGTCGTAAAGACTCGATATCAGAAGAGTACTAGGATGGGAGAAACAGATGACGCTAACACCCTAGTATCAGAAGCAAAACATCCAATGGAACTCGTTTATGCTGATTATGCTAATAGTATGAAAGCTATGGCTAATGAAGCACGTAAAGAGATGATGAGTACCGGTAAGATAGCATACAGTAGTGAAGCTAAATTGAAGTATCAGAAAGAGGTTGATTCTTTAAAAGCTAAACTTAACACTGCGCTATTGAATGCTACTCGTGAGAGAGAAGCACAACGTAAAGCCAATGCTGCGGTTAATAAGAAAATAGAAACTACTGAGATGTCTAAGAAAGATCTTAAGAAAGCTAAACAACAGGCAATCTCTAAATACAGAGATGAAGTCGGTTCTATTGCTAGGCGTGATAGATCAATACCAATTACAGAGAGTGAATGGAAAGCTATTCAGGCTGGTGCTGTATCTGAGAATGTTCTTAAGAAGATACTTGATAATACCGACATTGATGTGCTTAGACAATTAGCTACACCAAAAGCTACTAAAGAACTTAGTGCGGCTAAAGTAAACCGAATCAAAGCGTTGAGTGGATCTAACTACACTATTGATGATATAGCTAAGAAGTTGGGTGTATCAGCGTCAACCGTAAACAAGTATTTGAAAGGAGTTTAATGAATGATTGAATATCGATTAACTACATTTGATAATCCTTTTGATCCGTTTGACGACTTTACTCAATGGCTTTTGTTTGATAACGAAAAAGGATACAACACTTGTGGTTACTTAGCAAGATTACTTGCCAACCTTCCTGACGATTTGTCGGAAGTTGAAGAAGAACAGGAGAAAGAAAAAGCAATTGATACTATCATCGCTAACGATTTCTTAAATATTTATAAGAAAGTTGAAAGAAAGAGCGACGAACACGTATATGCATTTGATTAAGGTATAGGGGGGTGTCTAAAAAACTACCCCCCTCCCCTACATCGCCGCCCTCTTTAAAAATTCTCCGGCGGTATTTTTCTGACAACATTTTGGTGCATACATACCTATAAAGAAAGTAAATTATATAAAATTACAAGTTTTTGTCAAAGCATTTTTCATAAAAGATACTTTATCCTAAAAAATTCTACAATGAGTCTATATTGTCTGTCCAAAAAGAAGTTAATAAATCCAATGTATGCACCAAAATGTTGTCAGAAACTATCGAATTAACAATAGTAAACATGTAAAAAGGAAGGTGGAAGCATGGCTAAAAAAGGCGAAACAAGACCGCCAGCAACATCTCCAGAGGTACAAGAAGCTCGAATGGTTAACATGGCATATAAGTTAGCTGAGAAACAGATGATGGAAGGTACAGCATCGTCTCAAGTTATCACTCATTTCTTAAAACTTGGATCATCAAGAGAAAAAAGAGAGATGGAAAAGTTAGAAGAAGAGAATAAGCTGTTGCGGGCAAAAACAGAATCGCTAGAATCAGCAAAACATGTCGAAGAATTATATGCCGAGGCTATAAAGAGTATGAAAAAATATTCAGGACATGAAGACGAATGATGAGGACATATAGTGAACTTATATTATTACCGACGTTTGAAGAACGGTATGAATATTTGAAATTAGATGGACAAGTTGGACAAGAAACTTTCGGAAGTGATCGTTATTTAAATCAATTATTCTATAAAGATCGTGAATGGCTTTCTATAAGAAATGACGTGATTATTAGGGACGCTGGAAGAGATCTAGGTATTGAGGGACGTGAATTGAATTCATATATAATTGTACATCATATGAACCCGATTACAAGAGATGACATTATTAATAGGACTGAATTATTACTAAATCCAGAGTATTTAATATGCGTAAGCGCACGTACCCATAAAGCAATACATTATAGTGATAGTGGGTTGTTGATATCTGATCCAGTAATTCGACAAAAGAACGATACTTGTCCATGGAAGAGATAACTAGAACTCGGGTGATCTTCGGACCCCGGGTCTTTTTATATTATGGACTCTTATCTCAGTTGGTTAGAGAAATCGTCTCATAAACGATGGGTCCTGGGTTCAATCCCCAGAGAGTCCAGTTATATGATTATTAAAGGAGGTGAAAATGATGAAAGCAACTGTTTGTAATTGTGAAAAATTATGTGTTAGAGCAAATCCTTCCAAGGACTCTAACATTTTAACAATTATCGATGTTAATACAGTTTTAGAGTGTGAACAGAGTGAATCAACAGATTGGTGTTCGATAACAAAAATTAACGGAATACCAGCAATTGGTTATTGTATGAGTAGATACTTAAAAACTGATGAATCGAATAATAGAAAAGAGGTAAAACATGGATGAAGAATTTAGCATTTTAAATAGTGTTAAAAAAATGATTGGAATATCGTCCGATTATAAAGTATTTGATCAAGATTTGATCGTACATATTAATTCTGTATTCATGATTCTACATCAGTTGGGTATTGGTCCGAAAAACGGTTTTAGCATCACTGATGAAAATACTGTTTGGACTGATTTTGTATCAGATGAATCTAATCTTCACGCAGTTAAAACTTATATGCATTTAAAGGTAAAATTATTATTCGATCCTCCTTTAAGTACTGCTGTTATGGAATGTTATAAAGAACAAATCAAAGAACTAGAATGGCGACTAAACGTACAAGTCGAAGGAGGTCAAAATGACACAGAATGAATTATATCATCATGGCGTCCTAGGTATGAAATGGGGTGTCAGGCGGTATCACAACCGTGACGGGACTTTAAACGAACGAGGTAGACGAAAAGCTGCTAAGTTAGAGAATCGATATTCTGATTTAACAAATGGTAGAAATATCCGTAAGAAAAAAATCTCATCTCAAATGAATTCTTCTCAGAGTCAAACACCAAAACGTAAAAGCGTTAAAGAAATGTCTGATGCTGAATTAAAAGCTAAGACAAATCGTCTCACTTTAGAAGAAAATTATCTCAACAAACAAAAGCGAGTAGCAGAATTAACACCGAAACAAATATCCAAAGGTAAGAAAATTGTGGATCATATGACTAATAAAGTTATAGTTCCAGCCGCTACAGAGGCAGGTAAAAAAATATTAAGTTCTTATCTTGAAAAACAAGGCAGAGAGCTATTTGATTTACCAACTGGCGATAGCAAGAAGAAAAAAAAGAACAATAATAAAACAAAGAAGGATTAGCCTATGTCATTAAGTAATACAGCTACTCCTTTTTATTATGGACAATTTCGAGATGCTGTCATTCGCGGAGAGATACCGGTATGTAAAGAAATTTCGATGGAGATGAATCGCATCGATCGGTTGATTGATGATCCTGGAATCTATTACGATGATAAAGCAGTAAATGGTTTTATAGAATACTGCGAGAATGAATTAACTTTAACTGATGGAGAAGACCTTAATTTGTTACCAACGTTTAAGGTTTGGGCAGAACAGGTATTTGGTTGGTATTATTTCATAGATAGAAGTGTGTATGAACCAGATCCGGATGGTCATGGCGGTCATTATGTAACAAAGACCATAAAGAAACGACTTATCAACAAACAGTATCTTATTGTGGCAAGAGGCGCTGCAAAGTCTATGTATGAATCTTGCATACAGAATTTCTTCTTAAATGTTGATACAAGTACAACATATCAGATTACAACCGCTCCTACTATGAAACAGGCTGATGAAGTAATGTCGCCAATAAGAACTTCTATAACAAGGGCAAGAGGACCGTTATTTAAGTTCTTAACAGAGGGTTCACTACAGAATACAACAGGATCGAAAGCAAATCGAGTCAAACTAACCAGTACAAAAAAGGGAATCGAAAATTTTCTAACTGGATCACTGTTAGAAGTTCGTCCAATGAGTATCGATAAACTACAGGGTATGAGATGTAAAATAGCTACCGTTGACGAATGGTTATCTGGTGATGTTAGGGAAGATCCAATCGGAGCTATCGAACAGGGAGCATCTAAGAATGATGATTATCTTATCATAGCCACGAGTTCTGAAGGTACAGTTCGTAACGGAGTCGGCGATACAATCAAAATGGAGTTGATGAATATTCTTAAAGGTGAATATTTCAATCCACATGTATCGATCTGGTATTACAAATTAGATTCTATAGAAGAAGTAAATGATCCTGATATGTGGTTAAAAGCTAATCCAAATCTAGGAAAGACTGTTACTTATGAAACTTATCAGTTAGACGTTGATAAGGCTGAGAATAACCCAGCATCCAGAAACGATATCCTAGCAAAACGTTTCGGTATTCCTATGGAAGGTTATACGTATTTCTTTACATATGAAGAAACTCTTACACATCGACGAAAAAGAGATTATTGGCAAATGCCATGTGCTCTTGGCGCCGACTTATCACAAGGTGATGACTTTTGTGCGTTTACATTTCTATTTCCATTATCTGATGGTTCTTTTGGTGTTAAAACCAGAAACTATATTTCATCAAAAACATTATCCAGTTTACCGTTAGCAATGAGAACTAAATACGAAGATTTCATGAGAGAAGGAAGTCTTATTGTACATGAAGGAACAATTCTTGATATGATGGCCGTTTATGAAGATCTGGACAACCATATCATCGAACGTGGATATGATGTTCGAGCTTTTGGTTACGATCCATATAACGCAAAAGAATTCGTAGATCGCTGGTCTCGTGAAAACAGTCCATTCGGTATAGAGAAAGTTATACAGGGATCTAAAACAGAATCTGTACCATTAGGTGAATTAAAGAAATTAGCAGAAGATAGAATGCTATTATTCGATGAAGAATTGATGAGTTTTACTATGGGAAATTGCATTGTTATGGAAGATACGAATGGTAATAGAAAATTGTTAAAGAAACGATACGAGGCGAAAATTGATGCAGTATCAGCGATGATGGATGCACTCGTAGCATTTAAACGAAATAAAGAAGCTTTTGAATAAGGAGATGTTAAAAATGACACAGAATGAATTGTACCATTATGGTGTCCTTGGTATGAAATGGGGTATGCGTAGAGCCACTCGAAAAGGTTCCGCATACACATATAAATCCCACGGACAAAAGAAATGGGAAAAGAAATTAAATAAAGCTGAACGAAAAGGAAAATCTGAAAGTAAAATCAGAGTTACAAAAGAAAAATTAGAAACATTTAAAATGCGAGATCAAAATAGACAGGACTATGCAAGTACAACTGGAGCAGGTAGAAGCTTCGCAAAAACATTGTTATTCGGACCATTTGGAGCTGGTAATTATAATAGACTTCGCTCAGCAGGAAATTCAAGATTATACTCTGCAGCTGCATCAAACATTGTAGCATCAACCGCAGGATTACCGTTCCAGGTATTAATATCAAGATCGTCTGAATTTAACTCTGCTAAAATGCGAAAACGAGGATACGCGACAAGATAGGAGACAATTTAAAATGAAATTAACACTTGGTTCTAGGCTGATAAACGCTTGGAATGTATTTAAAAATAATCGCGATCCAACAGATGATTATAACTATGAATATTATAGTTCTGGAAGTACTTATCGTCCAGATCGTCCGCGATTAACTAGAGGAAATGCAAAATCTATATCCGCATCGGTGTTTAATCGAATAGCATTGGATGTAGCAGCAATAGATGTGAAGCATTGTCGATTAGACAAAGAAGACAGATTTATAGAAATTATGCATTCTAATTTAAATGAATGTTTGACATTAAGTGCTAATATCGATCAGACACATCGAGCGTTTTTACAGGATGCTGTATTAACAATGTTTGATAAAGGTGTTATAGCTATCGTTCCGGTAGATACTACTACAAACCCAAATATGACAAATTCATATGATATTTTATCAATGCGAGTTGGCGAAGTTTTAGAGTGGTTTCCGAATAAAGTTAAAGTACGTTTATACAATGATCGAACTGGTAAAAAAGAAGATTTGTTATTATCTAAAGAAGATGTAGCAATCATCGAAAATCCATTCTACACAGTGGTTAACGATAGTAATTCTACATTACAGCGATTGAAAAGAAAACTTAGTTTATTAGATGTGACAGATGAGAAAACGGCATCAAGTAAATTAGATTTGATTATTCAGTTGCCGTACATAATTAAGTCTGATGCAAGAAAAAAACAGGCTGAAGAAAGACGTAAGCAAATTGAGGATCAGCTAGCGGGAAGCACATACGGTATCGCATATACAGATGGTACTGAAAAAATAACACAGCTAAACCGAAGTGTGGAGAACAATCTTATGTCTTCAGTCGAATATCTGACAAATCAGTTCTTTGCACAGATGAACATCACACAAAGTATTTTAGATGGAACGGCTGATGAAAAGACAATGTTAAACTATAACAATCGAACCATCGAACCTATAATTTCTGCAATCGTAAACGAATTAAAAAGAAAATTTCTAACTAAGACTGCCCGTACACAAGGACAGTCTATTTGTTTCTTTAGAGATCCGTTCCGATTAGTACCAGTAAATGATATGGCAGAAATTGCTGATAAATTTACACGAAACGAAATTATGACGTCAAACGAGATTAGGCAGGCTATAGGTATGAAACCTTCAAATGATCCTAAAGCGGACGAATTGGTTAACAGTAATATAAGTCAGCCGACAGACGAACAAAATTATCCGCCTGAGTATGATGACGGATACGAATATGATGAAGGAGGAGAAAATCAAAATGAAGTATGATTTTTCCGGATGGGCTACCCGAGCAAACCTCAAATGCTCAGACGGACGTACAATTATGAGAGATGCTTTCAAACAAAATGATGGACAGAAAGTTCCGTTGGTTTGGAACCATCAGCATGATGATCCTAATGAAGTATTAGGACATGCATTATTAGAAAACAGAGAAGATGGAGTATACGCATATTGTTCACTCAATGATACGGAGGCGGGAAAAACAGCCAAGCTACTTATTCAGCATGGTGACATCTCGGCTCTTTCTATTTATGCGAATCAGTTGAAACAGAATATGTCAAATGTCGTGCATGGAAATATTCGAGAAGTAAGTCTTGTACTCGCAGGAGCTAATCCAGGCGCATCTATCCAATCTGTGATTCAGCATGGAGCAACTATGGAGGATGAAGCAATGATTTATACAGGGGAAGAATTATCAGTTATGCATTCTGATGATCCTAAACCACCAGTGGAAAAACCAGAAAAAACAGAAAAGAATACAGACGAAAATGGCGAAACTATCGGTGATATTTTCAACACATTAAATGAAAAACAGAAAGAGGTAGTTTATGCATTAATCGGAGAAGCATTAGAAAATAATAATTCCGAAGGAGGAGATAACACTATGAAACATAATGTATTTGATCAGTCTGAAGAACAGAACAGTGAAAATGTTCTCTCACATTCTGAGATGCAGACGATCATTGAAGATGGAAAGCGATTCGGAAGTTTAAAAGAAAGCTTCCTTCAGCATGCTGACGAATACGGTATCGAAAATATTGAATACCTTTTCCCAGAAGCTAAATCACTTAATACACCACCTGATTTCATTAAACGTGAAATGGGCTGGGTACAGACTGTAATGAGCGGAGTTCATCACACCCCATTCAGTCGTATTAAATCTATGTTCGCTGATATCACAGCAGATGAAGCGAGAGCCAGAGGTTATATGAAAGGTAAACTGAAGAAAGAAGAAGTATTCGGTTTGCTTAAGAGAACAACAACACCTACAACAATCTATAAAAAACAGAAATTAGACCGCGATGATGTAATCGATATCACAGATTTCGATGTTGTCGCATGGCTAAAATCTGAAATGAGAATGATGCTGGAAGAGGAAATGGCTAGAGCTATTCTTATTGGAGATGGCCGTTTACCTTCTTCTGACGATAAGATTAATGAACAGAACATTCGTCCAATTTGGAAAGATGAAGAGTTATACACAATCAGAGGAATTGTTAAAGGGGATGATTCTGATAAAGCGGCTTTAGCGACAGAATTCATCGATCAGTCAGTACGTTCTATGACAGATTATAGAGGATCTGGTTCTCCAACAGCTTATATGACAGCGGAAATGCTAACAGAGTGTCTGTTATTAAAAGACACTAATGGTAAACGTATCTACTCTAACGAAAATGAAGTCGCAACAGCGATGAGAGTATCTAAGATCGTTACTGTTCCTGTTATGAATAACCAGACAAGAAAAGAAGGCAGCGATACATATACTTTACAGGCAATCATCGTTAATCTGAACGATTATAATGTTGGTGCTGATAAAGGTGGAGCAATTAACATGTTCGACGATTTCGACATTGATTACAACCAGCAGAAATACCTGATCGAAACACGTTGCTCAGGAGCTTTAACTAAACCATTCTCAGCAATTGTACTTGAGACAAAGAAAACAGCCTAGATGGAGGTTTATAAATGGAAAGAATTTATGAAGACGCAAATGACCAGCATATTGTTGGAACATTCGTATATGTAAAAACTGGTAAAGCATATAGTGATGCTGACTGTAAAGTTGGAGTCGCAGCAGAGATGTTAAAAGACCTCTTTTATAAAGGTGCTGTAATTGTTGATAATAAGAAAGAGTATAAACCAGTAGCGATGAATGAAGCTTCTGGAACTGTAACTCTTACATATGTAACAGCAGATACTACACCAACAACAGCGAAACTTGCAACAGTACAGTCTGTAGCAGCTGAAGAATAGGAGAAATTCAAAATGGGAAAATGGTTTGGTAAAGTCGGATACGGAATCACAAAAGAAGTTGAACCTGGTGTATATGTTCCAGAAATTGTTGAACAAGAACATTATGGAGATATAACTACCAGTCGTAGACGATACCAGACGTCCAGTAATATTAATGATGAGTTAGTCTTATCTAACATAATTAGTATTCTTGCCAATCCGTTTATGACTGAGAATTATTCCAATATTCGATACGTGGAAATTATAGGAACGAAGTGGAAGGTTACAGAAATTGAACCGCAATATCCACGGTTTATCCTAACAACAGGGGGTGTATACAATGGCGACACGCCAGGAACTACAGACTAAATTAGAAGCGATTCTTGGAGGTCGTCATGTATATTTTCAACCTCCAGAATCAACAAAAATGGAATATCCAGCTATAGTCTATTCAATGAAAGACCGAAGACTCACATATGCTGATGATACTGTATATTCCATGAATAATACTTATGAGCTAATCGTGATCGGTAGATTACCAAATGATGATTTAATATCTAAGTTATTAAGTATTCCGTATTGTACTTACGAACGACAATACAAATCAGATAATCTCTATCACGATGTACTAAATTTATATTTATAAACAGGAGGAAACATTATGTCAGAAACTAGACTTACTTGGGATGATACAGGTAAGCGATTCTACGAAACTGGTGTTAAACAGACCGTGTTATATCCGCAGGATGAAAGCGGAGCATATCCAAAAGGTGTAGCGTGGAATGGTGTTACAGCTATTACAGAATCCCCATCTGGTGCAGAGTCAAACCCTCTGTATGCTGATGATATTAAATACCTTGATCTTATCTCTGCAGAAGAATATGGAGCAACAATTGAAGCTTATACATATCCAGAAGAGTTTGGAGCTTGTCAGGGCGAGAAAGAATTAGTGAAAGGCGTAAGCATTGGTCAGCAGGACCGTAGCGCATTCGGTTTATCTTGGAGAACTGTTTTAGGTAACGACGTTAAGAAAGACGCTTATGGCTATAAATTACATCTTATGTATGGTGGAATGGCGGCACCTTCAGAAAAAGGATACGAATCTATCAATGATAGTCCTGATGCTATTACAATGTCATGGGAGGTTACAACAACTCCTGTAAGTGTAACGGGCGGAAAACCGACAGCTATTATTACAATTGATTCTACAAAGACAGATGCAACCAAACTAAAAGCACTTGAAGATGTCTTATACGGAGAGTCAGCAGCAGCTAGATTACCACTTCCGGATGAAGTAGCGACGATTATGAACGCAGCAGGATAAGATTTATATAAACGTATATAAAAAGATAACAAGAGCCCCTAATAAAAGTCATAGGGGCTTTTATTTTTGTTTATTAAAAGGAGTTAGAAAATGACAAAAAAGACAATTACGTACAACGATTACAATGGAGTGGAAAGAACTGAAGATTTCTATTTCAATTTATCTGAAGCAGAAGTTATGGAAATGGAACTTGGAGTAACAGGTGGCATGGCTGAAATGATTCAGCGCATTGTGCAGGCTCAGGATGGACCAACAATTATGCAGACATTTAAAGATGTGGTTTTACGTTCTTACGGTGTTAAGAGTCCCGATGGAAAAAGATTTATCAAGAACGACACATTACGAGAAGAGTTTTCCCAGACAGAAGCATATTCTCAGCTATTCATGAAACTTGCCACAGATAGTAAAGCAGCAGCAGATTTTATAAATGGTATTATGCCTAAAAAAGTTGAAACACCAAAAAGCTCTATTCCAGCACCATTCGATAAATAGTTAGGAGGGATGAGATGCTTCAGATAACAATTCCGGCAATGAATGATTTATGGGACGAGCGGAATCAACAATTCCTATCGATAAAGGAAACTACAATACAGCTGGAGCACTCTCTCTTATCAATTTCAAAATGGGAGTCAAAATGGAATAAATCATTCATTAATACAAAAGACAAAACAGAAGAAGAACTTATAGATTACATTAAATGCATGACCATTACGAAAAATGTAGATCCGAATATTTATGTGTGTTTAACAGCTGAAAACATACAAGAAATAGTGAATTATATAAATGCTCCGATGACAGCAACAATAATTCGAGATACTGAAAAAAGTAGTCGTGAAACAGTTACATCGGAGCTTATTTATTATTGGATGATTTCTTTAAATATTCCCGTTAAATTTGAAAAATGGCATTTGAATAGACTCATAACCCTTATAAGAGTTTGTAGTATTAAGAATCAACCTGCTAAGAAAATGAGTCGAGGAGAAATAATGCAACGTAATGCAGCACTTAATGCCGCTAGAAAGAAACGATGGAACACGAAAGGATAAACGAATTATGTTGACAATCCGACAAAAAGGAGATTTTTCAAAACTTACAAAATATCTTATAAAGGCCAAAGAAGTCGCTAAGTTCGATTCTGTATTAGCAAAATATGGACAACGTGGCATCGATGCATTATCAAAAGCAACACCAGTAGATACTGGACTGACCGCGAGTTCCTGGTATTACGAGATAGAAAGAGATGATAAAGGTGTGTCTATAGTTTTTTACAATTCAAATGTCAATCGTGGGATTTGCATCGCTGTAATTCTACAGTATGGTCATGGAACCAGAAATGGTGGATGGGTTGAAGGTCGTGATTATATAAATCCGGCATTACAACCTATTTTCAATGAAATTGCAGAAGCTGCGTGGAAGGAGGTAACAGAACTTTGAGTAAGACCGTCGACGAACGAGTCGTTGAGATGCGGTTTGATAATAAAGATTTTGAGAAAAATGTTCAAACCACTATGTCAACTCTCGATAAGTTTAAGCAAAAGCTTAATTTTAATGGTGCGTCGAAGGGGTTAGAGAATATAGAAAAATCTGCCGGAAAAGTCAACATGTCAGGTCTTGGTTCGGCAGTTGAAACAGTGCAAGCTAAATTTTCAAACTTAGAAGTAATGAGCATAACAGCACTGGCGAACATTACAAATTCTGCAGTAAATGCAGGTAAAAGAATTGTTGATGCGTTGACACTTGAACCAGTGATGTCTGGTTTTCAAGAGTATGAAACACAGATCAACGCTGTTCAGACAATTTTAGCAAATACATCATCTAAAGGAACCACTCTTGAGGATGTAAATAAAGCATTAGATGAACTGAATCACTATGCAGATATGACTATTTATAACTTTACAGAGATGACAAAAAATATCGGTACGTTTACCGCCGCTGGCGTTGATCTAAATACATCTGTATCAGCAATTAAAGGTATCGCGAACTTAGCTGCGGTTTCTGGTTCAACATCTCAGCAAGCATCCACAGCGATGTATCAGTTATCTCAGGCGCTTGCTGCAGGCACAGTAAAACTTCAGGATTGGAACTCAGTTGTAAATGCAGGTATGGGTGGTCAGGTATTTCAGGATGCATTGAAAGAAACCGCCAAAGTACATGGCGTAGCAATTGATAAAATGATTAAAGATGAAGGAAGCTTTAGAGAGACTTTAAAGAAAGGATGGTTAACTTCTGACATCTTAACAGAAACCCTAAGTAAGTTTACTGGGGATTTAAATGAACAACAGCTTAAAACAATGGGTTACAGCGAAAAACAGATCAAATCTATCATAAAGATGGGTAAGACTGCAAATGACGCAGCAACAAAGGTTAAGACATTTAGTCAGTTATTTGACACTTTAAAAGAAGCTGCTCAGTCTGGATGGACACAGAGTTGGGAAACAATTGTAGGAGATTTCGAAGAAGCAAAGAGTTTCTTAACGACATTGTCTGATAAGTTTAGTGCCATTATTAATGACTCGTCCAACAGACGAAATGATTTATTAGAAGGTGCTCTCGGTTCAAAATGGGATACTTTTATTGAAAAAATTAATAAAGCCGGAATCACAACTAAAAAATTTAAATCAGAATTAAGTAGTACTGCCAAATCACAAGGCATATCTATAGATTCCATGGTGAAGAAATATGGATCGTTAGAAAAAGCGTTTGCTTCTGGAAAATTATCTTCTAAACTTTTAGTTGATACATTAGAAAATATAGCAGGGCAATCTAAAGAAACTACCAAGACAACTGAAGACATGTCTGGTAAACTAAAGAAATTTCAGAAAATCGTAAACTCTGTTTGGAATGGAGATTATAAAAACGGTGAGGCTAGAATAAAAGCTCTTACTAAAGCAGGATATGATTATAAAAAAGTTCAGGATTTAGTTAATAAAACGGTTGATGGACATAAGTTAACCTTAAAAGATTTATCTGTAGCTCAGCTAAAAAATGTAGGTTATACAAAGAAAGAAATTGAATCTATAAAAGCGTTAGCGGCTGAAGCTGAGAAAACCGGAACGCCTTTAAATGAGCTTATACAAGATCTCGAAAAACCGAACGGTAGAGAATTATTATTAGATTCTTTAATGAACGCTATTGATGGAGTTATAAAAGCTTTAGGTACAATTAAAAAAGCATGGCAGGATGTATTTCCACCAATGACGTCAAATCAGTTATATGGAGCTATAGAAGCACTCAATTCATTCTCAAAACATTTAGTTATGAGTGATGAAACAGCTGATAAATTACGAAGGACCCTTAGAGGTCTTTTTTCTATTTTAGGAATAGTTTCCGATGTTCTTGGAGGAGGATTTAAAGTTGCTATTAAAGTGATAAGTAAACTCCTTGGGTTAGTCGACCTCGACATATTAAGTGTTACCGCAACGATTGGTGACGCGATTACTAAGTTCAGAGATATCACAGATGTTAGCAAATTATTTGGTAATGCATTGAAACGATTATCACCGTATCTTAAACAAGCCATGTCGCAATTTAAAGAATGGGTTGGAAAGATAAAAGACACTGATAATATCGGTGAATACGTTGTTAAAGGTTTAGTTAACGGATTAAAGACTTTCGGAGCATTAGCTATTGCTACAATTATGGATATCGGTAAACAATTGTTAGATGGAATCTGTAGTGTGCTTGGGATTAATTCACCATCCATAGAGTTCTTTAAAATCGGTCTGTATGCTATGCAAGGATTGATTAAAGGAATTCAAAATGGTTTGTCTGGTGTTATATCAGCGATACAAAATGTTGCTAAGACAATATTATCGTTTTTCCAGTCTATAGATTTCGGTAAGATATTTGCCGCCGGACTTGGTGTTGGGATGATCTATGTTGCAAAGAAGTTAACCGATGTTTTAGCTATTCTTGTTACACCGTTAGAAGGTATATCTAAAATACTTTCTGGAATTGGTGGAATGTTTGATAGTATCGGAAATTATTTCGATGCTAAAGCTTTGAAAGTAAAATCCGAGGCAATATTAAATATGGCTAAAGCGATTGGTATATTAGCAGTAGCTATTGTGGTGTTAGCACAGATAGATGTAGGATCGCTAGCGAAGGCAGTTATAGCTATCGGAGCATTAGCAGGCATATTATTAGGATTATCAGCGTTGGCAACGCGATTAGTTAAAACAGAATCGGCAATAGATGCTGGAAAAGTATTTTTAGCAATCGCAGGTTTGGCGATTGGATTATTAGCAATATCCAAAGCCATGCAAATGTTATCTACAATAGATGCGAAAAATCTTGAGTCAACATTAAAATTATTAGCAGGTGCAGTTGCTGGTCTTGCTGTGTTGATGGTAGCACTAAGTGCACTGACTAAAGACGTATCTAAATATACCGGAAAAATTGGCACCATGTTTATAAAAATGGGTATTGCGTTGCTACTCATTGTTGGCGTAATTAAGCTCCTATCCATGTTAGATCCAGAAGCGGTTGATAATGGCATAATAACTATAGCTAAATTCGCTGGTATTTTTACGGTAATGATGGCTATTTCTAAAATAGCTGGACGAAGTGTATCACGAGCTGGAAGTATGTTTATAAAAATGAGCATTGCTTTAGTACTTATGATTGGTGTAATTAAATTAATCTCTGGATTAAGTTATAGTGAAATAACGAAAGGTATGGATGTTATTAGTGGGATTGGAAAAATCTTCGCCGCGTTAATATACATATCAAAGTATGCAGGACAAAATGCCGCAAAAGCAGGAGTAATGATGCTTGGAATGGCTACCGCTATGTTGATGGTAGTAGGAGTTATTCAGATTGTTTCTGGTATGTCTGACGAAGGCATTAAGAAAGGTCTTGGTGTTATTACAACATTAGGATTATTATTCACAGCTTTAATAGCAGTATCTAATTTAGCGGGTGAAAACGCAATGAAAGCTGGGGGTATGTTAGTCGCAGCAGCAACAGCATTGCTTATGATCACTGGAGCGTTATTTATCCTTAGTGAATTAGATAACGACGGACTGGCCAAAGCATTAGGAATTGTAACGATTCTGGAAGTATTATTTGGTGGTCTTATTGCTGTAACACATTTTGCAAAAGACTGTAAAAGTACTTTAGTTGTAATCGCTACATCAATCGCGTTATTAATCGGTGCAGTCATCGGATTATCATTCCTTAGTACAGAAGACCTTAGAAACGCAACTTTAGCGATAACATCAATTATTGGAACGTTTGGATTATTGGTCGCTGCGACAGGCATGGCTGATAATTCAAAATCAATGAAACTTACATTATTAGAATTGGTTGGTGTAGTAGTTGTTTTAGCAGGAATCATTACTGCATTATCTGCATTACAACCAGGCTCTGCTATTCAGACGTCATCTGCATTATCTTTATTACTGATCTCATTCTCAGCGTCTATGGCTATTATGGGTGGTATATCAAAAGTGGCTCCTATATCGGTAAAAGCAATAGCACCTATGTTATTAGTTGTCACTGGATTAGCAGTAATATTAGCTGGGTTATCAGCGCTAGATGCTAAAGGCTCTATTAAACACGCCACAGCGATTTCCATGTTACTTGGTGTTATGACCGGAGTCATGGTAGTATTAACAGCTATTAAAGGAAATGCTACTGCAGGAGTCGGCGCATTAGCTCTACTTGGATTAGTCGTTGGTGAAATCGGAGTAGTTTTAGGTCTTATGAGTGCGTTCGATGTGGAACCATCTTTAGAAACTGCTAAAGCATTATCGTTATTATTAGTATCAATGTCTGGAGCATTAGTTATTTTAGCTGGAGTCGGAATGTTAGGACCATCAGCACTTGTTGGAATTGGCTCATTAGTAACATTAGTAACAGCTATGGGCGTTCTGATAACAGCAATCGGTGCATTGACTACAGCATTTCCAAAACTAGAAACATTCCTAGACAACGGTATTCCAATTCTTGAAAAGATTGGTAAAGCAATTGGTTCATTTGTTGGGAATATTGTTGGCGGATTTGCTAGCGGACTCAGTTCGAATTTACCAGCAATAGGTACAAACATGTCTAACTTTATGAAAAATGTTCAACCTTTTGTAGATGGTATCGGCAGTGTTGATCCTAACATGGAACAGAATGTTAAAGCGCTTACAAAAGCTATATTATCTTTAACTGCAGCAAACTTAGTATCAAGTATTGCGTCATTTATTTCTAATGGAGCGTCATTCGCTGAGTTAGGTACAGATTTATCTGACTTTGCTGATAATGCCGATAGTTTCTTATCTATGACGACAAACATAGATGAAAGTTCTATGAAAGGTGTACAGACTTTAGCGAACGTTATTAAGACATTGACAGAATCCAGCGTTATTAAAGGATTGACGTCTTGGGTTACGGGAAGCTCCTCATTATCTGAATTCGGTAGTGATTTGAATGATTTCGCACCAGATTTACAAGATTTTGGTAAATCTATGGCAGATGTAAATATCAGTGCTATTCAGAAGTCATCACAAGCTATCAAAGCATTGGTAGATATTTCTAATTCTTTATCTGCGACAGGCGGTTTAAAGGGTATTGTAAATGGCGATAAGAGTTTAAGTAATCTTGGTTATCAGTTAGTTCCATTTGGCGGAGCTATGAAACAGTATGCTGATTCCGTAAACGGTTTAAATACAGAAAGTATAACTTCATCCGCTAAAGCTGCTAGTGCGATGGTAAATGTTGCAAACGCTGTTTCAAATACCGGTGGTATTATGCAAGTGTTTGAAGGCGAGAAGAGCCTGAAAAAATTAGGCGAGGAAATGGTGCCATTTGGTAAAGCTATGATGCAGTATGCTGCATCTGTAGAAGGATTGAATTCAGAAACCATAACTTCATCTGCAAAAGCAGCAAAAGCTATGGTTGAAGTAGCTGATGGGTTAAATAAGACCGGAGGTGTCGCCGAAAAACTTTCAGGTAAAAAAGATCTTGGTGCGTTTGGTAAACAATTAAGCTCTTTTGGTGCTGCTATTAAAAAATATTCTGATTCTATAACAGGTGTTAATTCTGAAAGTATTTCAGCATCAGCAAAAGCCGCTGAGAAAATAGTTGACGCAGTCAATGCAACAGCTGGAATAAACACAAGTGGTGTTAGTTCATTCGTAGCAGCATTAAGCGATCTTAGTACGGCTAATATAACAGCATTCGTAAATGCTTTTGCAGGCTCATCTGAAAAGATGAAATCTGCAGGCGTAAATTTGATTGAGGCACTAAAAAAAGGTATGGAATCGAAACGTAAATCCATTTCATCCACCGCTACATCAATAGCGAATAGTATGTCAAAAACGTTTACATCAAAAAGTAGTTCATTTAGTAAAGCCGGTTCGACTGCCGCTAATGGAATGTTGAAAGCACTCAAATCTAAAAAAGGCAATTTTAAAGAGGTAGGTAGCAATTTCGCTAGCCAACTATCTAAAGGATTTAAATCTGACAAAATAAACTCAAAATGCGAAAAAATATGTAAAGCCGCAGTCAAAAAACTTAACGGATATAAAGATGATTTCTATAACGCAGGTAAAAATTTAGTTTTAGGTTTTGCTAACGGTATCACCGACAACACATTTATGGCTGAAGCAAGAGCCGCCGCAATGGCGCAAGCATCATTAGATAAAGCTAAGAAGACACTTGATGAACATTCACCATCGAAAGAGTTCTATAAAATAGGTAAATTTGCAGTCTTAGGGTTCGTGAATTCATTCTCAGACAACATGAAGTTGGTTACTAAATCAGGTTCTAACTTAGCTCGTCAGTCTATGAATGGAATGGGTAAAGCTATGAATCAGATCGGCGATGTGATTACAAACGGTATTGATCCAAATCCGACAATAAGACCTGTAGTTGACTTATCTAATATCCAGAATGGTGTAGGAGCGATCAATGGTATGTTTAATGATACTGCATTAGGAAATCTTGGCGGTATCTCAGCAAGTATTAATCGAAAAATTCAAAATGGATCAAATGCAAATGTTATAGACGCAATTAAAGACTTGAAACGAGCTGTATCTAATATGTCTGGTGATAATTACTCAATCAATGGTGTTACATATGATGATGGAAGCAATATCGCAGATGCGATTAGAACAATAGCTCATGCTGCAAAAATAGAAAGGAGGAGCTAATGGCGAGCGTAACAAATTTAAAAGTAGCTTTTCAGAATAATTCAGATAGTACATTGTATGCTACATGGTCCTGGGGACACAAACATACAAAAGAATATTCTATCGAATGGCAATATGATACTGGAAACGGAGTTTGGTTTATAGGAAACACGAGTACTGAAACAAGAAAGCAGTCTACATATTCTTTTCCTAGTAATGCCAAGAAAGTTAGAGTTTTAGTTAAACCTATATCTACTACCTATAAGAAGAAAGTTACTAAGAAAAATAAAAAAGGAAAAAAAACCACTACTTTAGTAGAAACTCATTATTGGACTGCTAACAAGAAAGCATCTAATGCGTTTAGTGTTTTACGATACAGAATTCCAGCAACACCATCAGCTCCGACTGTATCTATGGATGGTTACAAAATGTCTATTTCATTAGAAGTAAGTGATTCAAACACTGCTAAAATCGAATTCGAAATAAGAGATTCGTATTCAGATGGCGACACACGAATTAATAGCAGTTCAATTGCTAGTAAGGCACAAGTTAAAAGTAGAGCACGAATTAGTAGTGGTTCAACTAGCAACGGTTCGATTAGCGGTAGTCCGATTATAGGTGGTGGTAACCAAACGATACATGCAATGTTATCTGGATTAATGATCGATATATACGTTAGGTCAGCGGTTGTAAATGTTGTGAATAATCTTGCTATTTATGAGCTTACGGTAACCATGGCACAAGGTACCGGTTATAGGGTTCGGGCAAGAGGTATAAGTGCACAAGGTACAAACGGAGAATGGTCCGGTTGGTCAGCCCTTGTTCAAACTCCACCAGAAAAAGTATATGGTGTACAATGTGCAGCCGCTGGAAAAGATTCTGTAAAAGTCAATTGGAATTCCGCTATAGGTGCAAAAACATATACGATCGAATACACGTCACAACAAGATTATTTCGACGCTGTTCCAGATCAGGTTTCATCTAAAGACAACATTAACGCTACTTATACATACATAAACGGTTTAGATCGTTCTAAGCGATGGTATTTTCGCGTTAAAGCAGTCAACGAGTCTGGAACGGTATCAGAGTCATGGAGTGATATCGTATCATGTGTAATTGGTACAAAACCTAACCCACCATCAACTTGGTCGTCTGTATTAACAGCGACAACTGATGAAACAGTAATGTTATATTGGATTCATAATACAGAGGATGGATCAAGTCAAGTGTCCGCCGAAATAGAATTGATCAATGATAGCAATACCGAAATCATAACGGTCCCAAACGATAGAAGCGATGAGGATAAGGATAAAACAAGTTCTTATTCTCTTCAGACTTCAAAATACCCAGATGGTGCAGAGCTTAAATGGCGGGTTAGAACAAAAGGCGTGACCGACGAATATGGTGATTGGTCTATACAAAGATCCATTCATATTTACACAAAACCAGAATTAGAAGTTATCATTGCTACTCCAAAATCAGACACAACAACTGATACAATAACCGAAATCACAAAGCTTCCATTCTGCATTATTTGTAATAATAGGAGTAAAGGACAACGTCCGATCGGTTATTATATTACCATTGCTCCAACGACAACCTATGTAACATTAAATAACTCAGGAGAAGAAATATTCGTTAATGAAGGCGAAACTATATATTCAAAATATATTGATGATTTACTAGACACAGATAACCCAGATTTGTATACATTAGTGATAAGTGCTGGTGACATTAATCTTCAGAATGACATCACATACAAAATTACGGTTAATATGACATTAAACTCTGGATTATATTGCGATAAAGAACTAGAAGTTCCAGTTAATATAGAATACAGCGGAGCAATGTTAGAAGCCGAGATAAGTGTTGATGGAGACGCGTTAGTTACTTATATCTCTCCGTATTGCATAAAACAGAGCGAATCTGAAGCTGTTGAAATTACTCAAGAAGAAGACGGCGAGGAACCAACACTACCAAATGTTGATGAATTAGATCCAGAGATTATGCTAGCAGTTTATCGTAGAGAATACGATGGAAGTTTTACGTTAATCTCTGAAAAAATAGAGAATAATTTAGCAAAAACTATTGTTGATCCTCATCCATCCTTGGATTATGCACGGTATAGAATTGTTGGGACAAACACTAATACTGGAGAAATCACTTATCACGATATTCCTGCGGTGCCAGTTGATGAAAAGTCAATAGTTATCCAATGGGGTGAAAAATGGCAAGATTTCGATAGAAATGTTCCGGATGCCACAGATGATGCGGTTATTTCTGGTTCCATGTTAGTACTAGAATACGATATTAAAGTAGCTGAATCATATTCCAGAGATGTGACACTTGTCGAATATATCGGTAGACGAAGTCCTGTATCTTATTATGGTACACAAATTGGCGAAGGTGGTCCTTGGTCTGTAGATATTCCATGCAACGATACTGACACAATTTATGCGTTACGAAGATTAGGTACTTATCAAGGAGATGTGTATATACGAGAACCTTCAGGTTTAGGTTATTGGGCGAGTGTATCAGTATCAATGAATCATACGAGAAAAGATAAAATCATACCAGTAACTTTAGATGTAACAAGAGTAGAAGGAGATGGTATTTAATGATTGATTGGAAAAAATCGATGAAGCGAACCTTCGAGTTCTATGAAGTTGACTCAAAGACCTGGAAGGATAAAAGAAAATTATCGAACATAACCGAATGTTCTATTAAATGGGATTTGGATGCTGAAACGTTGGGGAGTGCTACCATCAAAAGTTCTGAGTCACTTGGAGAAAGTTATATCAGAACATACATGATAGCGATTCAAAATGGATTAACGTATAGAATTCCATTAGGTACATTTCTTGTTCAAACCACTACATCAAGTTTTGATGGTAAAAGTAAAACAGTACCAATGGATGCATATACTCCTTTGTTGGAGTTGAAAGATAACTATCCACCATTAGGATATACAGTAGTAAAAGATCAGAAAATTTTAGAAACAGGAGCTCGTATATGTGATGACCACATGCGGGCTCCTGTCATTGTATCTGAAAACGATGAAACATTATTTGCCGATTTCACAGCAAATACCGATGAAACCTGGTTGGCATATCTTAAAGCTCTTATTGCAAACGCTAAATATCATTTGGATATTAATGAAATGGGTGAAATATTATTTGCCCCAGATCAAGAAACAGCTTCGTTACAGCCTATTTACACATATGACGATTCTAATTCATCAATTCTTTATCCGGATGTGGAAGACGAACACGATCTATATGGAATACCTAATGTAGTGGAAGTTGTCTATTCAAAGGATAGCACTTATAAATACGCAAGAGCTGTGAACGACAATCCCGATAGTATTACATCTACAGTTAGTCGTGGACGAGAAATCTTATATCGTGTTACAGATCCGAATATCGGCGATCCTACACAAGAACAGTTAGAACAATACGCTAAACAGGTGCTTAGAGAGAAATCCTCGGTAGAACATACAATTACTTATTCTCATGGATGGACTCCAGTTAGAGTTGGCAATTGTGTTCGATTAGATTATGCGAGAGCTGGCATGCGAAACATCAAAGCTAAAGTTATATCTCAATCATTCAATTGTGACGCAGGATGTAAAGTTAGCGAAACTGCAGTGTATACAATAGATTTATGGAGGTGATGATATGGAATTAGAGAAATCGTTAGTAGACACCTTTGTAAAAAACGCTAGTAATAATCGGAAAGAAATAGCGACATCGAACATAATGTATGGAACAGCTATTCAAAGTAATGGAACAATATACGTCAAAATAGATGGTTCTGATTCGATTATTCCAGTAACAAAAGCAGTTGATGCGGAATCTGGCGACCGAGTAACCGTGACAATCGAAAACCATAAAGCTGTTCTTACCGGAAATATAACTAATCCAGCATCACTAAAGAAAATCAAAGCCGAAGAAGGATATATAGGCGGTTATGTTATAACAAAAGATCAAATTTATAATTCTGATGGCGGCTATGGAAAATGTGTTGGTTTAGGTACGCCTAATACCGGATGGGCTTTTTACGCTGGAGCAAACTCTAAAGATGATATTAATGGCGCGTTATTTCGAGTAGGTCACGATGGAAAATTATACGCTATTAATGCTGAATTGACCGGTAGTATAACAACTGGAATAAACGTCGATGGTGAGACTCAACGTTGGGCTAAATTATCAAGTGGACAACTGTTATTTTTCGAGAAGAATGAGTCATCCTCTATGTGGGAATCCGGATATTATAAGCATAATAACATTCGTTTAAGTAACGGGATGTTTGATTATATAGATTTAGCTACTAATAAAATTATTTTTGGGTCTATTTCAGGTAGTGTGAGTGCTTCAACACGAAGCGATTATAATTTTATAAGTATAGCAGACTATAATAATACTGTAAATATGTATCACTATACAAGCGGTTATCATGCCTTTTACATAGGTACAAAAAATGCTGCAGGTTTGTTTGCTGGCGAACAAGTCGGTATGATGTATATAGATTCTTCTGGAGTAAGTTCACAAAAAGGATTTACTAAAACGTCTGACGAACGCATTAAAACGGATTTTAAACATATAGACGATCGTTTTATTGATAATTATATGACATTAAATCCTATAAAATACCGTCTAAAAAATGACGATACTAAGAAATATCATTTTGGATTTAAAGCACAAGAGATAAAAGATACTTTTCAAAAATATGGGGACCCCGTGGACGAAGAATATGACATATGTGTAGAAAGGCATGTAGATCCTGAACAAGCGAAAGCTATGTATGACGAAGATGATATGGATACAATATATAGTCTTCGGTACGATGAAATAATACCTTTAAACACTCATATGATTCAGAAACTTCTAAAACAAAACGAAGAACTTCAAAATAGAGTTAGTATTTTAGAACAAAAACTTGAAGTGAAAGGTGATGAAAATGCGAATATTAAAATTTAATACCGTTGGACAAACATTACGAAAAAATCCTGATTGCGATTTTTCCGATTTGGTATCTGGTACAGAAGGTTATCTAAACGCAGAATTTGATTTTTCATCAGAATGGTTTGGATGTAAAAAAGCTGCTGTATTTACAAGCACTACTGGAAGTAATTATCCAGTACCAATAGTAAACAATCATTGTGATATTCCAAAAGAAGTATTGACTGATTATTATTTTAAAGTTCATGTGGTTGGAATAAAAGATGATTATAAATTAGTTACAAATGATATACGAGTAAACCAGAAAAGGAGGTAATTATGAATTTAGAAGAAGCTTTGGAAGCATCAGTTACAGAAGATGTAGTGACAATAAATGACAGTACCATTGTTGTTAATAATGATTTACGAACGATGAGTATTCCAGAAAAAGTTTCTATTTTGGGTGTAGAATCTGATGAGTCAGTAAATCGATTAAAATTCCGATTACCTAGATATTATTGTGATCTCGATTTAGGTGAATTCAATATTTATGTAAATTATTTGAACGGCAGAACTGAAGATATTTACGTAGTTACAGATAAAAAAACAACCAGTGAATACGTTGAATTCTCATGGTTAGTTGGACGAAATGCATCTAAAAATAAAGGGTACACAAAATTTGTATTATGTTTAAAAAAGTCGGGTTCAGACGGCACAGTTATAAAAGAATTTAATACGACGGTACATAAACTTGAAGTATTAGAAGGGTTAGAAACAGAAGTTGATTCTTCATTAATAACCCAAAACAAAGATCTTAATGATTTAATAGATCAGATAAAAATAATGATAGATCTTGAAGGAGAGAAAGTCATATCGAATCTACCAAAAGACTATCAAAAACTTACAAACGAAGTAAAAACGTTAAAAGATGAAACAAGTCAACTGAAGGAAGATTTAGAGAATCAAGCGGTGTACTCAGAAGGATTGAAAAAATCAGCAGTTCTAAATGATGTGATTACTGAAACGTTGTACACAGGATCAGCAAAAAATGCACCCGATACAATAAATAAAATCTATGATAGCAAAAATAATCACTGGCAACAATTTGATAGTGATTATTTAGGAATAGTATACGAGGTTAAAGAGGGCGAGCAATATGTTATTAGCGGAACTTCTTTGAACGAACGATTTCAGCTTGTGAATTTTTTTGATACTCTTGAAACAGATAGGGTGTTAGATTTTTATCCGAAGGTAAGTGATACATATAGTGGCTTGAAAGTTGTAATGGAACTGTTGAGAGTGCCTAAAAATGCTAATTATATGTTACTTAATACACGTCAAGATAATACAATTACTGTAGAAAAAGTGACAGGATATAAAGATTTTAAATCGGAAACAGAGAAAATTTTAGCAGATTTAGAAAAAACAAGTATTGATGTAACTGAAAAAACAAGTGAATTGGATCAATCATGTGTGAAAAATGAAATAATGACTGACAGTGTTTATAACGGACGTGCTGGAGATAACCAGAATATACTTAACAAAATGTGTGCACTTGAATCTGACCATTGGCAAACGTTTGATACAGATTATTGCGGTGTTTCTTATTCTGTTGCAGAGGGTGAACAATATCGGATTACAGGAACTAATATAAATAGTTCATTTTCTTTGATAAATTTATTCAATTCAATGGAAGAAGTTAAGGGAATACAATATTATCCAAGTAAAGATATGGTCGATGCTGATAAAAAACATTATACTGGTTTAAAAATTCAGGACTACGTTGTAAAAATTCCGCCTGGTTGTGTGCGTATGGTTCTTAATTCGCATCGATCATCCACGATTAAAATTGAAAAAATAACAGGGTATAAAGATTTTAAGTCAGAAACAGAGAAAACTTTAACGGATCTGAACAATAGCGATGATTTAAAAGATTTTCAAATAAAAAATTTACAACAGAGATTATTTGACACAGGAAAATATAATGATTTTGCATTCAAAGAGTTTGACAAAACTTATTTTGCGTTTGTAATCGATGATTCTAATAAAACTTTATATCCTATTTACAAGATATTTCATGACAAAGGCGTAAAATTATCAAGTGCAACTATCCCAGGCAATTTGAATATAGCTGTAGATGGCATCGGAACAAATAAAGACGTATTAGATTTAATTGTTGCAGATGGTGGTGAGGTGCTAGTACATTACTATGGAAACCTTATTGATATAGGTGAGCAAGCACCAGACACAGATCGTACCTATCTAAACACTGTAGAGGATTGGGATTCACGCATTGTAGTAACAAAAAAAGCACTGGAAGATATGGGATATAAGATAAGAGGTGTTATCAGAGCAGATTATACAAGCAGTCGAACGAAAACAGGGGAGCAATATTGCAGAGAATATTATGATTATTCAGACGGATTAGGAACATCGCCACAGTATACATTAACAAGAATGTTTGTACATAATTTTTCGACAGTCGAAGATTTCAAAAAATGGATAGACAAGTGCTGTGAAAAGCCAGGTTTTTATCCAATATGTACACACGGATCGGAATCAGTTAATGATAACATGAATGAAATCCTTGATTATATTTTGAACAAAGATAATTGCGAATGTACTACTTACAAAGATGTATATGATCAATTCCGAAGTACAGTGCTTGAAAACAGAATTAAAGCACTTGAAGAAAAAGTATCTGGTTAATTAAATATATCTTTAGTTAACTAGATTAGTAAAAAATGATTTGAAAGGAGAAATAACATGAAAAAAGGAGTTATCGCAGTAATTGTGGTAGTGATTTGTATGATGCTGGCAGCAACATATGCATTTGCAGCACCAGCAACAGCAAGAAAATCAGCAAAAACAGAGCCTACAACAAAGGAAAAAGAGGTAACTACAACAGAAAAAGAAAAAACAACTACGGAAGCAGCAACAGAGTCCAAAAAGGCAGCGATCGAGGAAGAGACATCCGAAGAATCTGCAACAGATCAAGAAGAGGGTGATTCAGAAGAGCTTACAAATCAGAAAAAAAATGAGCCTGAATCAGATTTAGAAGATAGTGAAGAGATCGATGATGAAGAAACGGATCGATGTGATCACGAATGGACTGAACCTAGTTATGCGTTTGATCCAGAGAAAGGTTATGTGATTGCACAGGATTGTAAAAAATGCCACCTAGTAAAAGATACGTCAATCTCCGAAGAAGAATACGAAGAGGCAACAAAAGATCAGGAACCAGATGAAAAAGACTGTACATATGAGGACAATGATGACGCAGAAGTAGTTGAATAACAGAAAGGAGCGTTATGGCAGATGACGAATACTTAAGCAAACTATATAACTTACATAAATCAAACGGCTGAAAAAACAGCAAAGATAGAAGCTACAACAGAATATTCTAGTAGAGAAGCGACTACAGAAGTTAAAAAGAAAGCTAATAAGAAAACTAAAAATGCCTCTATGTTGAGAATTCGAAAGTATACATAGAGGCAATTGTGAAATATTAAGGAATATATCCTTATTGCAAGACTAACATATTTCGGAATTAAAAGCAACTGAGTAAACGAAATAAAAAAGGAGTAAACATTGAGTGACTATATTACTAGAGAAGAGCATGAGGAGTTTAAAGACGGACTTAAAGCTGAACATGCTCGTACGAACGCTAGACTTCGCGAAGTTGAAGAAGTAGTCAAAGAAATACACACAATGTCAAATACCTTAATACGCTTATGTGAAAAAATGTCTTCTATGAATAATAGTATAGACGCATTAAATGCCGATGTTGATACATTAAAAGCTAGAGACGGAGAAATGTGGCGAAAAATCGTCGCATATATAGTAACGACTGTAGCCGGTATCATCATCGGCTATATTTTTAAGCAAATGGGTATGTGAAAGGAGAAGTTATATGTTAAAGAATTGTGTTTTTAAAGTTGATGTAGATACAAAACAGTGGTTCAAATCTACTATCATTCGAGCAATAAAAACTTTTGCTCAGGTAGCGGCATCCATGATTACAGTGGGTGTTGCCGCTACGGATATCAAATGGAAAGTTGTATTTAGTGTAGCTTTTGTAGCTGCAATCTATTCAATTCTTACAAGTATTGGCGGATTACCAGAAGTACCAGCTGTTAATACTGATTCAGAAGATCTGGAAGACACTACATATAAAGAAGTAGAGGATTTAAAAGAAGGTGATTTGTAATGGCAATTAAAAAAGTAAACGTTCATGGAGGACATAATCCGGCGAAAAAAATTGCTTGCGGAGCTAAAGATTTATTAGATGAATCTAAAGAAGATCGTAAGATTGCGAAAGCTGTTATTAAATATTTGCGTAAAGCAGGTGTTACAGTGTATAATTGTACTGTTAGTAACGGTACTAGCCAAAGAGATGTACTAAAAAAGATCTGTGCTAAATGCAATCAAAATGGAGTTGACTTTGATGTGTCTGTTCATTTGAATAGTGGACGCAACGACCACAAAGGCGATAAGAAATTAGGTGGTTTTGAAGTATGGGCTACAGCATTTTCGGGCATAAAAAAAGAAGTGGCTGAGAGAGCTGTGGTTAATATGAAGAAGCTTGGGTTCTCTTCACATGGTGATCCGTACAAAAGAACTATGGGATTATATTATCTGAACCATACGAAAGCAAAAGCGATCTTATTCGAAATCTGCTTCGTAGATGATAAGGATGATTACTTATTATATAAGACTGTAGGCGCCGATAAAATCGGTAAAGCTTTAGCCGAAGCAATCGTTGGTCATAGTATCAAAACGAGTAAGACTGCTAAAATTGCATCTGTATTTAAATCAGGTGTATCAGTTAAGATTGTTGGGAATGCTACGTATGGAGGGGCATCCAAAGGTAAACTTATTTCCAGTGCATATTTGAATAAGAAGTACACAGTTACCAAAGTTCAGACGAATAATGGTCAGCAGGAAGCTCTTATTAAGCAGTTAAACAGCTGGGTACCAACAAAATATTTGAAGCTTTGTTAGACGTAATTAGCTGTGATAAAAAGCGGTAGGTTTATATCTTACTCATACATTAACACTCCTCAAACCCGCATAAATACGTTGTTTCCTGTCTGCCTTGCGCAGACTGTTGGACAGTATTTTTTCTTTTATATCGGCGTGGCACATACATCTGGAG